ATACATGGCTATTATATCTGTTGCTGACTTAAAAAATGCATTTGCTGAAGGAGATACACCTACAGGCGGTGATTTTACTAATTTAATTGATACCACGTATAACTTTCCAAATTCAGCAGCTACAGTTGTAACTGGTCTTACATTAGTACAGACAACCTCAGGGATCCCTGTGTTATTGAACGGGCAAACCTTGTATATTCCCCTATTCCGGGCTAGTTAAACTAGTCTTTTTTTATATATTTGACCAAAAAAAGAGGCCCGAAGGCCTCTCTTTTTTACCAGGACATACTGGAATTTTTGTACTACCGTTGAGTTCGGCTTAGAAGTACACAGATTGTGTACCAGGCGTGAACGCTTGACCGAGACCGCTCAACAAGATGGTATGATAATACAAGTTAGCGCCAAAGATGTTATCAACAACACCGTAGCGGGTCAAAAGACCAACACGGGGGCTGAAATCATTGGGGCCAATTGTACGTTGTACCATAACCGGGATGTACGGGCAGTAGATGATACCAGTGTCATAAAACTCTGGTCCCTTGTAGCCCAATAGGGCGTACTCTACGCGCGTACCACGCAATCCACCCTCATATTGGGCTTCTGTGCGTGTATCACGGTATACGTTGAAACGACCACCTAGGTTACCAACCTTAGCTACGCCAACAGGTTGAGTGTTGACATTGCCTTGGACGGGTACCCATTGAAACTCAGGAAGCATTTCGAGAATCGCGCAAACGCGAGGTGTTGCAACTATAAAGTTGGCAGCACCACGACGGTTACGAACTGCGATTCTGTTAGCCTCGATGATCAAACGTTGGTAGAAGTCGCGATTGCGCTCTACTAACCAGCGACCATCCGCGGAAGCGGGAGACCATACAGAATAACCTGTACCGAATCCAGCATTCAGCGAAACTTGGATCATACGAACAATCATTTCGCGATCGATTTCGGCCTGCAACTCATACGACATAGCGTTGGTGAGTTCGGTATCGATATCGATGCCATTCATGTTCTTAAGATCCTGTTCGAGTTCCACAGACCAGCGTGCAGCAAGTCTACGAGTACCAGCTTCGACGGCCGTCTTTTCAAACGAAACTTCGATCTGAGGGATTTTACCTGTCAATTCGAAGTTAGCGAGGACCTGAGCAACGCCCTGATCAACCCCGATTGAGGGGAAGAGGGAGGCTGCTACGCCATCGCCACCGGAGAGTTTAGAGCTCGATGTGCCCGTGTAACGGGTATCGAGGTACTGGTAGCCAAGTTCTTTGTTCGCAGCTTGGGCTTGAGGATTGGACATAGCAGCGCCAGCATTTGTGCCGGAACCGTCTACACCATCATTGCCCAACTGGTTTGCAGAATACTTATAACGTAAAGCAAAGGCAAGACCTACTGGTCCGCCCATGGGCTGTACGCCTACAATTTCATTGGTGATTAGCTCGGGGAACGTTCTACGAATCATCGGGATGAGTATCTTGGGCAAGCGAGAATCGCCTGTGGCATACCAGTCACCCTGGGGTGAGGCATTACCAAAAGCGCCACCTTGACCACCCATTCCACCAGTGGGGCTATAGGCGCCGCCAAAGACGGATCCTGTGCCACCGGCGACGTTCGCCTCACCAATACACCAGGACTCTTGGTTTTCCAAGAGCATGGCTGTATTTAAGCGAGTGTGATCGTCTTCAATGGGCTTGACGTTGTCGGAAGTGTAATCCAAAACTGGTTTCCACTTTTCGAGCAACGCTTTAGCGCGAGACTCATCAATATAGGCCGTTGTCGGTCTGATTGATTTCATAATAGATTTTGTTCTCCTTAATTTCGACCTGTAGAATATGTAAATTCTACAACATTATTCAGGCAATTGCCTCAACCAAAATTAGTATTTGGATAGTTCAGCAAGGTAAGGATTAACTCTGACGCTTTCCTCAACAGTTTGAACACCCTCTTCTATGGGGCGATCTACCTGTGTGGCAGCGGCTTCAGTTACAGCCTCTTCCTTGATGGTTTGAAGCCGTTCTTTTTCTGTCTTGTCAAACAAGCTCAAAGCATAATCAATGTTTTCAGTAATGAACGTGGCATTCTTGTTGTGCATTACTTTATTAACATAATCACGCTTACGTGGTGTGAGACCTACTGTCTTCTTTTCGAGAGTAAGTTCCGCATCACGAGCAGCAAGTTGCGCTTTAGCAGCTGCTAGCTCTTTTGTAACGGCTTCAAGCTTCGTAGAAGCTTCATTAAGTTGATTCTTTCCGTCAACGACGGCTTCGCGAATACTTTCCTTCGCAAGGGCAGCATCAACGCCCAAAATATTTCTTAACTGTCCAAGAATTTCAAGAGCACGCTTGTTCTTAACAGCATTTTGAATTTCTTCAGTAGGGATAGTTTCATCAAGATAAGCTTCTAAATATGTGCTAACATTGTTAATAGTCTCTGTCTTAAAGCTCTTGGCTTCAGCACGGATAATGTTAGTATACTTCTCAACAATAGCTTTAAGCTTATCTGCATGGTTTGCATCAAGAGCATCAACAACTTTTTGTAATTTGAGAGTATGATCAGCATCGACAGCTTCTAAAAGATGCTCTAACTTCTTGCTATAATCTTCATCTTGCTCTGTTAAAGCTTTGGTAACATGAAGCTCAACCTTTTCGTTTACCTTGGCGTTAAACGCCGCTTCGATATCATTAAGAACTTCCTCAGAGAGGAGATCTTGGGTTGCTTCCTTTAGGATAGATTTAATGGTTTTTGTACTCATAAAATTAGAATAGTTTTACACCTTTCACAGAGGCAATACGGCTTTGTAATTTGGACTCCATAATCTTCTTTAAATATTTATGGGCCTGAGCATAATTTTTTTCGTTTAAATTCTTTAAAAGTTGTGCAATGTCGGCGCGCTCTTTCATAACTGTATTATATTTATTCCCAGCAGGCATATAATTTGCTGGATTTTGGACAACTTTTTTACAGCCACACTCTTCATTTTCACCACATTTACATTCATTTGATTCATCAGATTGTGTGGACATTTTTTCTGCAGCTGTTTTTGCTAGGGTGGTAGCAATTAATCTACCAGCAAGACCTACACCCAATTCCTCAGCAGCTGCACCTGCAAGAGCCCCTGCAACCATTGGTGCAATTTCTTCAATTGGTTGACTCATAAAACTTTACTAATTTTTGAAAAGAACTCCACAATCTGTTCTTTAAGATATCCTTCCACATCTTTTCTTGGTAGGTTACGAAGCTTATCGCTAAAAGAATCATAATATTCTTCAAAACGGCCATCACTTGTCGCAACAAATTGTTTTGATTCAAGAATACCATTTACAAACGCTTTTGGAAAGCTTGGATCTGCAACACAATCAACAGCCACGAGACGAAAATCTTTTACTTTGTTAACACCATTGCCCATTTCTTGCAATGAACCTAAGGCACGAGAACTCATACCAACACGGACACCGTCGTTAACTAAGCTACGAACAATTTGTCCCATGGGGGTTGTTAGTACTTTGGACTTACCGTAATATACATTACCAGAACGATTCATTTCTGTTACTAAGTGACAAGCACGCTCGAGATTGACTTCAGCAGCTGTCGGGTGGTTCAATTCACCCATGCTTCTGTTTGTCTTAACCATCTCATGAATATAACGATTAACTTCTCGATCCATTTCTCCAGAATCATAAACTCTCTTATTCTTATTAACCTCTTCACACTGCATATAAGGTCCCTTGATATACATGGTGCTTGACTGACTACCGTTCTTCTCTTCAACCACGTATTCGTACTGATCTTCAGGAGCAGGTGTCTCAACTAATAGTCTTAAAGCCATATGTTATTTATTAGTAGTTTAGTCTATTTTCTCAACTCTTTTTCTGTTAAAATAGTAAATTCGTACCCTCTTTCTTTGCACCATTTCTTTGCAGCTTGCCATTTAGCTTGATTTTGAATGTATGTTAACTGTTCATATAAAAGAGTTTTTTTATGCTTACCGGGTGTCTCTTCTGGCTTTACTGTTTGTTTGTGTGGTTTAACCTCAACAAGAAATTTCTTTATTCCATCTGCTGTTTTTAATTTTATTATTGCGTCGACAATATAACGATGTATTTTATGATCAATAGGGCTTTCATAGGGAATAACAATGCTCTCACTCCCCCACTCAATCACATTAGGGTTATTATCACACCAGCGAAACAATTTTAATTCCCAGCTGCTAAGGTAACGTGGCAAATCATGCCCTTTGTATTTTTGTGCATGTGTAGGCTTGAAAATGCCCTGTATGTACTTGTTATTTTTGGGTGTGAACTTCATCCAACGAAGAATTCAGGTGGGGGTGCATCACCAAACCCTGCTGCACGTTCATATAATTTCTTTTCCAAATCAGCTTTTTCCTCACGACCATTGTTCAGCATATCATTATAATTAATAGACCCGCCGCCGAACAGCTGGGTGTTTTGATATTTACCACGAACAGATCCAATTGCTATTTTTGTTAGAGCGAGAGCGTATTGATAGACCCAAGGCTCTTTAATAATATCGACTAGAGGGCGCTCAACATACGCTGTCACAATACCATAAAAATGTGAACTACTACTACGGGGCGGCGGGAACAATTGCATGTATTGTGTGCGACTGTCAAAGTGAAAATCACGTCTCAGGGCCAAAACTTTTTCGCGAGTGTCCAGCCAATTCTTCAAAACATTCCAACTGACCAAGTCAAATCCATAATTGCCCAGAGCATAGCTGAAATAACTCTGTTGTGCCAATGATTGTTCAATGGTAAACAAAGTGTTTATGCCATTGCTACTGCCTTCTTCAAATTCTGTGACATCAATGACACGGCGGTAATCATCTAGCAAATAATCGTAACTGTTTAATAATTCTAATTCATTTGGTCTGCTTTGATCAACAACTTGATATAGGTATGGGTCTGCTGGGTCACCAATAACCATCCTACCAATTGAGTACATTGATTTAATTTCTGGGGAAACATCTTTAAATTTGGCTCTAAAGTTAAAATCTTTGGTCAAACTAAACAAAACATCCAACCGCAATCCTTTAAACTCTTCGTAAAGCTTACTATCAAAAACTAGATATTCTTGTGTGTACCCTGCAAACTTCGTAAACATTTCACACGCCATACCAATAAACTCATTCAACTGATCTGCATGAATTTCTATGTTTATGAGTGGTGCACCTAGTGCACGACAAATACGTTGCCCAAGCCGTTCATAGCTTTGGATCTTTGATTGTAGGTTAGTACTATAGAAAGAACTCACCGGTTCCACATCACTGCAAATCATCATATAATAGTTATTCCATCTCCACCAGAATAAGGCACACTTCCACCAAGAGTTAACCCATATATGGGCGTTATTGTGTCTGTTGTGTTTGCACCAGCTGGCATTGGATCTAAACTTATGCCAGGCCCATTATAATATGTGTAATCTGCATTCAAATTATAATAGTACTTGGTGGGCTTGCCATGCAGCTTGCTGCCATTGCTTGTGAATCTAATCACAGTCACACTGAGAGAAGAAGGAGCAATAACAGATGTGGTGCCACTAGATAGTTCATATACTTTTGTGGAAAATACATAATCTGAATCAAATACAAGGGTGCGGCCACCTGGGTCATCTTGCTGTACTACTAATGTATAATCACCCCCTTTCTTTTTTGTACCAACAGGCACAATATTTTGCACAAAAGCATTTGCCGACAAATTGACAAAGGCAACTTGATTGGCAGAAAGATTCCAATTGAACAATTCGATTTGATTTACATTGGTATACTCTTGAGCGGAGAGTGTTAAGAATTTTAATACAGCATTTGACAATCGTTTGGGGTAATAACCAAATCGTCTGATATAGCCAGTAAACCCATCCATGCCCCCTGCAGCTGACGCTCCAATAAACCCACTGCTCAAATTGCCTGGCACCAAGGATACAATACTAGTCCCTACAATATTGCCTGAATCAGCCAGAGTAACATTGTTCACAGCGTAGCTTAATGCAAGTGCACGTGGGTAATCAATTCTATTGTTAGGCGAAGTTAGATTATAACCAAGCGCTACTGAATCATTAACTGTGCCCCTGACATTTGCAGTGTAATTGTTTTTATATCTTAAGGCAGTTGAATTGCTTGAACTATCATTAGTGAATCTGTACAATGAGAAGCCGCTTGCCGATGCTGCTGTGGTGCTAGGAATCAATCTTGTTTCAAATAAAAATGTTCCCTCGGTATTATTGAGAATGGCACCAGACACAAAGCCGTATTCTGTATCCCTTGTGTAGTATGAGGAGCTAATGGTGGGTATGTAGGATGATGGCACAACATTGGGAACATCTATATTTTGTTCCAATTGTGCACCCCACACATAAACAGTTCCATTGGAATTATTAAAATTGTATGCAGGGGCTATGCGAATGGATGTATTAGTGGCAGAGTAGTAGGGCAACACAATTCGATACCATTGTGCCTGTGGAAACGCATATGAAAACGATGACAATATGCTTGTGTAACTGGACAGGGTATCCAGAGTTGTACTGTCCACAATTTTTATTCCATAGTCTGCTGCAGATAATGTGCCAAGCTTCACATACAATGAAAGAATATAATCTGCACTTGGGTTGATGGGTATTGTGTAGGAATATACTGTGTTGGATGTGATGGGGGTAACAACAGTGGCAGGTAAATTGTAAGCAGGCGAGGCTCCACTCTCAGCAAGTGGTGTTTCAGTGAAAAATGTTGTCATGGCGCGGTCTGTGCCATCATATGCAAATGCAACAAACAAGCCATCCCAACCACAAGTGACAGTGCTCCATTGGTTTGCAGCTGCTGCCACATATCCACGCCAAATCTTACCATTGCGCGAGTACATGGTACGTGTTGTACCGTCAAGAGAAACAGCAACAAAAATGCCATTGCCATAGGTTACTGAGCGCCAACTGTTTTGTTCAATGGAATCATATGTGCTCCAGTTCACACCATCAGCAGAAATCATTACTCTGTGTGCACCATCAGAGGCAACAGCAACAAACAACCCATTGCCGTAAGCTACACTTGTCCAGCTATTATTCTCAGGCACCGGGTATGCAGTCCATGTTTCACCATAATCTCTTGACACCATGACGCGATTTGTGCCAGTATTAGATATGGCAACAAATATACCATTGCCATATGCTATTGATTGCCAACCATTCCCTTCTGCTGCAGCTGCCGACAGCCATGTAACCCCAAGATCAGACCGCATGACTTGACACAAGTCTGTGCCGTTTACAGCTATGGCATCAGCAACAGCAACAAACCACCCATCACCATATGTAACTGATGTCCATGTGGCTGGTTCTGGTGCATCCCGCCCAACCCAAACTGAGCCTGTGTTTGAAGTGTTTATTCGATTGACATCACCAGCGCTTGCCACAATCACAAACGAATTGTCACCAAAAGCAACGCCACACCAATCAGAACTGGTGGTGGATGCTTGAGTTGTCCAACTAATACCATCCAATGAGGTGGCTAATGTGCCACCAGTGCTGCATGCAACAAATGCTGGTGTTGTGCCACTGAATAGACCTGAAACAACCCCTGTCCAGGTAGTCAAAGCAGGGGTACTAGAAGCCCAGGACATGCCGTTAGCTGGTAGCACCTCCCAATTTACAATTTCACCTCCATACGGTACAAAATTTGTTCTTGATCGCTCAAACAAAGATCCTTCACACTGCCAAACACTCAGTATGTTGCTATATTCATGATTAGAGCGGGGTAAATTTTCTCCTACAAACCGTATTTGCCCATTTTTATCTATATAGCTTGCAGATGAATTTCGAACATAGGTAAGAAATCCACCTGTGAGGATATTGGCCGTTGTATTGCCGCCCATGAAGTCACCATACAATATTGCTGAAATTGTTTGTGGTGCCAAAGTTGTGCCTTTAAAATTATGCGCTTGTGTTGACTCTTGTGGTGTGGGCAATCGATAGGTTGTAGCTTCAAATGGCCAGTCAGCACTATAGGTGTTTGTTATGGTGTATGTATTTTCATACCTGGCTGATGTTTGGCTGTAGGTAGTGGCAAAACTAGCAACGTTTTGCCAGTTTGAACTTAATGCTGTTACTGTGTTATATGTTGTTGGATACAGGAAATAGTCTGCACTGTTACTGCAAAGGGCGGTGTAGGCCGATTGCCACCTGGTACTGTTTGTGGATATGGCAGGGGTGTAGGATGGTATTACATTGTAGAAAGTTCCTACAAAAGGATCATCTGCACCTGCTATGGGGTCAATACCACTGTCAACATACCCGTGTGTTGATACCGAGTGATGATTGGTACTGTGAAATTTGTTGTGAAATGGTGTATTGCTCATTCAAGGTATTTGGTTACATCTCCATACATCAGGGTTCCATCACTAACAAAAGTTATAACTGTTCTGCGATTTGGTGTAATGTCAATGATACCAGATTGCAGTGGGGTGTCATTGAAGCGGTAAGCTGTATCAAACGATGCATCATTACCAGCAATGGCAGGCTGCAGACATGTCAACACATATGTGCCACCCTTTTTCATGTTGAGAGGATTGGATACAAAGTAGCTGCTGATCATTCTTATGAAGGTACATTGATCTGCATTTAAATCCCAAGATAACGTAAGTGGTGAGTTGTTGTTGGCGAGATTCGTGCCGCTAAATGTCTTGGAAGCAGTGTATTCCTGGGCAACGCCTAGATACATAACACCCGGTATATTCCATTGCGCGCTAAATGTACTAACAGTAGTGTAAACAGACTCATATTTTGAACTGTTTGCCTGAAATACTGTGTATGCCACATAAGCATTATTCCAATTATCAGAAAGGGTATTAATTGTTGTGTACATTGAGCGGGTATTTGCCCAATTACCAGAGAGAGTATTAACAGTATTATATGTGGACCACCACTCAAAACTATTGGTTGGTATATTATATGAGCCAGCACCATCTGTTAATATAGTATAAAAGACCCCTTTAAATGGTAATTCTTCTGAAGCAATAGGATCAGTATTAGAATCAGGTATAGTTATAGATGGAGCAGTATGATGACTTGCTCGATGTAGCTTACTATGAAATTTAAATGTTCCTGCCATAAAGCCTTATATAATAATTATGCCCGAACCACCGGTATAAGGGGCAAGATTAGAAATTGATATGCCACTATCATTGACAACGCCATCAGTGTTGCTGTAAGCTTTGAACACAGTTGGCTTCAATGATATGCCATCCCCTTGGTAGTAAATTGTGAAATCAAACATAGCATTATTGCTAGCAACTGATTTGGGTAGTAAGTTTGCATTGATATTATCCTGGTTAATAATTGAATTGAGAATTTGTACCTGGTAGTCATAGATTTTTTGCAGATTTCTGTTGATTGCTGCACCTTGGAAGTTTTCATTTATACAGACATTAGCAAATGTATTGACATCCAGCACAGTGTCTGTAAGAAAAAACGTATTGTACTGTTTTGAAACATAAGTTGTAAGTCCAGTAGTAGTTTTTCCTTCAAAAAATCTATACCCAGTGTTGCTGTTTAATAGTATTGTATTGTAAAGAAGCTTTTTAAATGCTTTATTATAAACCCATGCTTGGTTATACTCATCTTTATTAATAAAAATATCTTGTAATGTGTAGATAGAAAAATCCTCATCCCGTTGCAAAGAGAAAATATTCAAGCCATCCTCATACAGCAGAATTCTACCACTGGATAAAGTAGAGTGGTTAGCATACCACAGAATCTGATCTGTGGACACGTTTGGCACAACAGTTAGCCATTTACTAACTCCTGTTTGATAGGATATGCCAATTGTGGAGTTTGGTTTGGTTGTCCATTTTTTAATTATGGCATTGTTTGCTGTTAGTATGTAGAAGATTTGTGAATCATAGTTAGCAAATTTTAAATCAACAATTCTATCGCCACCCAGCACGATGTTTGAAAAATCATAGGATGTTGCAGACAGAACAGTATAATCCGAGGTTACATTCATCACATACAGTGATTTGTCATTACAGGCAAATAGCTGATTGTCCCGAATGTTGTATGCCATTGCATTGAACCGACCAGCACGTTCAAACAAGGTCTTTAATACTGTGGTGTTTAGCCAGTTTAGGTTTTTATCAAACGCTTTGATGCACTTGTTGCCAGTATCCTCTGCAAACAAAATCTCTCCAGTGTAAGCAATTTTATTTAAGGAATTAAATTTGGTACGGTCAACTGATGTTCCCTTGCCCCCAATATAATTTGTCAGAAAGAATTTTTGTGCTGTACTGAACAATGTATCAGTAATATCATATGTGTAGATATTATTAAGATTTTGATCAGCCACAAAAAGAATATCTTTATTTGTATCAATGGCTATGCCTGTAATGTTATTAAACCCAAGGCTACCCGACAGCGGATCTATGTTGCGTTGTGTTACTACAAATGGGCTGCCATTCACAACCAAGGGGTTAGTGTACTGGCTTGAGAAAGGTACAATTGTTAGAGTGGTTGGGCTTGCAGTAATTAAGACTGGAGAATTAAAGGTAGGTGCAATGTATGACAATGCCAGAGTACTATCACTGATTGACGCATATTGCTTGCCCCCACTCACAAAACTCACAGCATTGGTCGGATTTACTGATGGTGAGAATAGTTTAAATTCAAAAGCAGAAGTTGGCATGGCACCGGTGCCAGTGAGTCCAAACCAACCAGAGTAAGTACTGGGTATGCTGTACCCTGCCACATTGCATAGTTTGTAGAGATATAAAAGATTGAAATACAATTTTTCAAGCTTAATGTTCAGAGTGCTTGCAACTGCCAACTCATTGGGCTGCAGTTCAATTTGATCGTAAGTAAACGGCAAGCTAAAAACATCATCAACAGACCGATCAAGCACCAACCCATATTTTATGGCCTCATTTGCAATGCTATTCATTTCGTCTCCCTGCATTAGTTAGTGTATTGCCTGGAAAATATGGTTGTAAATATGTTGCACTTTGACTTGGCAGTGTTGTGATCCACTTGAGATTGTTGAGCTTTGAATAGGCAGGTGTTATATCTTTTATTCTATTAATGATGGCAACATTCAATCTGTCACGGCAAGTGTTGTCAAGCACATTGTCGTTTATGTAAATATTATAAAGCGTACTCTTAGCGCCAGGCACACCTTGCTTGAAATAACGGGATGCTATGTCCAGGAAGTTGCGCTTACCTGAAGGCATGTCAAATGTTAAATCATTGGGCATGATCCGCTCTTTATAATGCATGCCAATATCAAAATAGTCGAGCTCTCTGTTATACAAGTAGAAATTTTGTATTTCAAAATCTTTCACAAAGTAGCTAGTTTTTATGCTTTTTGCGTTGTCAAGATAGTCGCTCAACAGCAAACCATTATAATATGGTGTTGCACCTGCAAATACTCTGTCTGTGAGTAGAGGCATAAAGTTGTATTTGTTAGGCTCAAATGATGTTGTGCTGTATAATTCTCCATCCAAATAAAGCTTCAATGTGCCTGCTGGTGGATTGAGAGCAATAGCGAAATGATGATACCCGCTGTCCAGATCACTACCTTGCACAGTTACAGAAGGAATTGCTATATCTTCTGTATTAAACTGATTATACAATCGAGCTTTGAATGTCAAGACACCTGTGCCATACCGATACTTTAAATAGGAGTAATTAAAGTTATGATTACAAGGTTCGATCTTGGAGTTAAAGCTACCGTTCACATCAATGAATGTGGTATCAATCACGTTACCGTCATAATCTAATTTAAATCCTACTGCTTTGCTAACATCAGATCCGCTTGCCGTAACTAATACTGATTGTTCCAATTCACCATTATAAAAATTTTCTATAAAAGTAACATTCTTTATGTTAACAGGTTGTGTAGAAAACGCTGAAGCTGCTACAAGGGCAGTAGTAAATGCTAAGGTCTGATGGGGGCCGTAGACTGCTATAAAATTACTGTCACCAGCCCATATGTTATTATTCATATCAATATTAAAAAACGAAAATGTACCTTTGGTGCCAGCAACAGTGCAGAGTTGACTTGTTGTTGTGTTGTATTTGCATATAATGCCTGAGCTAAGAAAAAACAAACCATCACTCCTGACAATACTATTTGTACCGTCCACAAGAATAATTCTACCATCCAACAGCCTGGATACCTGTAATGCGTCAACTGGTTTTCCAATAATTAAGTCTGCAGATGCAGGATATACCAGATTGGATGTCAAGTCTATTGCACTCAGCCCCCTATCAGAATACAACACATACCCTCGGGCCTCATCATTAGATGCATGAATTATGTTGTACTTAGAGCTAGAGAGAGCTGGTGTTGCATCAACAATGGTTTCACGTATGTCATACTCCACTACCTGCATTCTATCGGTAATAACGTGAAATGAATTAAGAGCGTCACGGCGAAGAACAAAATCAATATTTCCAAAAGTAGATAGAGCTGTATCATAAGTGTCCACTGCATCCAAATCAGCATTATATGCAACAAGAGCACCATTCTTACCATAAAACAGCAAAGGCGTTACTTGAGAGTAATTAAAAATCCCGAGACCATAATCATTGTAATTGCCAAAAATTTCATATCCCAGGGGTTTATTCCAATTGGAACTGTTTGCCCACAAAGTCATTGTAAAGGTGTTGGTATCTAGCTTGATGTTATTAACGTCAAAATAACTATATCGACGCCCATCAAAGGCGTATGAGGTAAGATTCTCATTTATGATAGGATCCACATTAGTACCATTCCATATTGAGTAGTATGTAAAGTTTTTTTGTTTCAACGTCTTTGACAAACTATTGATATTATTAATTGCATCAATTTTTCCAAAACGAGAATATGCATACCAACACCCTGGTTCCAGAGTTAAACTAGATGGAGTATCAACAATGCCAGTTTTTAAATTGTATCCGTCAAAAGATGTAATGTATGTTACATTGCCATCAATAGCACACAGAGCTTGAAATGCTGTATTTTTTGTGGGTGTATAGTATCTATCCATCCACACAGGTCTCACATTTTTATCATTACCACCAGATAACCAGCTGCAAAGCCACTGACCTGTTTGTTCTCCTGTGGCATCACCTTGATTGCTTGTGTACTTGTAATTGGCTTGCTTTTTGAAAATCTTATCACTCTTCAAGGGGTGGTTACCTGCAACTGCACCTGCCTCAACTAATTTTGACGATTTAATGTTGAGTCTTTTGTAAGGGTACATATCCTGAGGTGTATGAAACCATGTTGTTTTACCTTGGTCGAAGGTGTATGGGGTTGAATAACAATCATACTGGAGATGAAGCTTTTCATATCCTTGCTCTTGCCGTCTTCCTGAAAAAATGGTATTATAATTTCTGTAAAAAGTTGCATTTTCATTAATGAACACATTACCTCTGCCTTGCTGATTTTTTATATTCAGTTGATTCTTCAAGGTTAAAATATTGGTCTTTAGAGTGGAGCCTTCAAGGTTCTCAAACTCACTATGCAATAGGAAGTTGTTATCTATGCCAAAAAAACTATCCGCAACATTTATGTTTAAATTATTTTGATTGAATCCTGTCTCATATGTACCCCAGTCGTTGGTAATCTCTGGAGCAGTAGGAACATCAAAAAAATCCATATAAAACCCTTTTCTTACACTATTGAATGCAATATCACTAGTGCTGGACAGGGATAATTTTCGATTATTAACATCGTTTATAATATAGTATGCAAATCCTCTGATTCTCACTTGAAGAGTAAGCTCTCTTGTGGTTTTATCAAAAGTATACACAAACTTTCTCGTATAATCATTAGAAGCACTAAACGCACTCAACACTAAGAAATCTAAACTCAATGAGCTAGGATTAAATGACAAATAGTATCTATTGTTGTTGGTTGTGAGGTTGGATATAGTAGCAAGGTATGGATTGATCATATCCACCTCAAAAATACAATTGTTTGCAATACCGGACAGCGTCACAGTCATGGAGTTGGTAAAAGACAGTTGCGATAAACCAGCAGGGGTGTTTGTAGGTATGTTTGTAAGACTCAGGTGTCTGTTTACACCGTCTACAGTATTATATATGGTGCCAAATAATACATTATTGAGCTTTTCTGGAGTTTTAAAATCTGTAATTGAAGCCAAATCCAGAGGTTTTGTCAGGTGTAGAAAACTATAATTGTTGTTATTGAAGTCATGTGTTTCCAGGAAAATAGGGGAAAAAAAAGTAGACAGATTACCATCAATACATATGCTCTTATTAGTGAAATCTATTTGATTATCATATATATAGGAAGCACTCAATCCCTTATAATTACTTGGTGTTACAAAACTGGTAAGCATATTTTATTTATCCAGTTATTAGGTATATCGAATATCAATGCCTTCAGCAGCAAAGTATGGGGGACCGTCACCACTAATGGTCACCCCCGATGTAACATTATTGTATGGTATTAGATCCTCAGATGGAACCAATTGAATATAACTTGGCACCAGGTCAATGCCTTCACCTTCAATATAATTAAACCCTATTTCTGGGGCTATCACAGGATTCTCTTGTACAGGTTGATCAAATTGCTTGGGAACCAGTGCGCTTACCTGTGGTTTATTTCGCGATGGCGGTACTGGCTCAACTAAATTAGGCAGTGTAGATAATGATGGTACAGCAAATTCAAGATCACTAATATTGAGTGCGTTCTTAAATATTTGTCTATCATTTTTCTTTTCCAGTGTAAGAATTATATCAAACCCAGCAGTCTGCTGTGCATTAAGCAACACAACATCCTCATATATATCTAAAATACCACATCTGAATGTGCTCAATGTTAAAGTGTATGTGTTGACACAACAATCATTCCGTATGACACTTATTGTTGGTGTGTATGTGGTAACAAGTGTGTTTGTTGGGTAGTAGGTCCTGCTAACAACTGTATTAATTGGGGAATATATCACCCCGTCAATGGCTGAGAAGTCAACCGTGTACATTTCACTGCCATCTCCAAAATTATATATTACCTTGATAACACGGGAATCAGTTTCATCAATGCCGCTCAACCTAAAATTAACTGTAGTGTTACAAAATAATTTAAATGCACCAATCTGGTAAGTTTTATAACAGTAATCCTGGAAGCACACATCATACATTGGGCCACCAGAGGTAACACTGTCAAATGTAACACCACCTAGTGCAGACAAGGGCCCGCCAAACGCAGTTAATGGGTAAAAAATATTCACACCACTTATTGGATCTTTAAAAATATAATGATCAAGATAGTTGCAGTATCCTAGAGCAGATATTGACGCAGAAGTTATGTAGATGTTGGCTTCAGCACTCATGAGTTAATTAGGCAGCTTAAATTAAGCATATATGTGTTGTTCTCTAGGTCAATGACAAATCCACTCTGATCTATGATAGATATAGCACAGTCGGGAATTGCCAAATGGGCCGGTGGGGCGTTGAATAAGCAGTCTGTGTTGTAAATGCAGAGATAAGATTTGGTATACTTTGGAGTATATGGTGCAACCACTGAAACAAAGTTATCATATGCATTGACAGATTGTCCAAAAAACATATATTTCTCTCTAAAGCCAGAAGCCGGTGTAATGGTGGTTGCTTGTGTGAAAATACCATCATCAGCTCTTCGAAACACATATACCCGTCCTACATTAACTGCTTCATATGTGCCTCCAGGGTTCAAATAAGCCTCACCAGGTGCACCCACTACACATATCTTATTATTGACGGTAACATCTGTGCCAAAATTACCTGCTATACTATTAATATTATAAAACTCTCCCAACCCCATGATTTTATTCCAATTATTTGTAGTTGTAGACAGATAGTAATGGTACACTTCACCTTGCCCTGGATTAGAGAATGATGGCTTTTGGGCAACTGAGGCACCCACCATCAGATCTCTGCCATAAAGACTTGTGGTGTAGCCAAACCGACTTATGCCAGATGCTGGAGACAAAATGGTTTGCAAATAATTCCAGGAGCTTGTTGTGTCGCGCTGAAATGCATGCACATATTGATTTGAATTACCAATTATTAGATTGTCACCGTACAGTTGAGTACTTACACCTAGCCCTGTGCCAGATAGCACAAAGGATGGAAGTATGGTTTGATATAAACTCCAGGTGCCAATAATTGTTGGGTTGTTACTAGTCTCAATGTAGGTATAGATAAAAATACCACCAACTGTGCCAGTATCTTCATTAGCTTGTGTGCATATTACCAAGGTGTTTCCATCAATATCTGCAGAAACAGGTGTTGAGTTGTCTGGAGTGGGTATGGTATTAACCCTAACAAGCTTTTGCCCCAAGTACTCCAGCAACACAACATCACTTGTGTTGTTGAGCTTGCCAACAACTGTTGTATCATCTTGCCCCAGTATAGTAATACCAGCGCCAGTGTATATGGTATTCTGAAGTGAGTAGCTATTTAAATCTGTTGTATAGTTTTCAATCTTTCGACTCACAGGTACTGCAATGAATTCTTGACCCATGCCAAGCTTGCTTGATGGGCTGTGATTGTCCAGCTCTATTATTTGATCACAGGTAGGTATTAGATCCAGGGACCGCTCGATCCCCGGGAACCCTGCAATATTAAAATTTCTTATTAAAAATTTTGTTGTGTTATCGTCAGTTGTGTTTGTGAGCGCAACCTTGAATGTTTTTCTGGACATGCTGGGTCTAGTAATTTTCAAAACATCAACAAAGTCCTTTTCTCTAGGATTTTGCTTCAGCTGGACTCTCACATCTTCAAATTGCTTGCTCACAATTATACGAACAGATCTATAATTGTCATCATTTATGGCACTTACCTGTTGATCAATAGTAAAAGTCTCAAGACCAGGCACATCAACAATGTTCTTGTGATCTGCTAAATTGTAGAGAAGGTTGAAATTGTTTTGAATGCCATCACGCACAATGATACTGGGTTGTGGTCTGAGGGCAGACAGCGCTATGCCATCCACCATGTCTGTGGCAAGTGCAAATCTACCTGAAGAATCAAAACCAATTCCGAGAATTGCACCTTGTATTCCACCATAACCACCTAATCTGCAGGAATCAGAAGATCTACTTGAAGATGTGTAACCGAGACTTTGGCCAGGTCCCCCATCACGAGGCATATCTATGATGCTATCAAAAAAAACTACAGCAAATCCACCAGTTGGTAGCTGTTGTGGGTTGTATCTTGCATATTCAAAGGAAATAATAGCATCAGAAAAACTATCCAGAGGCTGATTATTATAAATCGCTATATTTTTATCAGTTTCTGGGGTGTTCATATATTATTTAATCATTAATAAAGATACGCGGAAATAATTCTATTTGTGGTTATTGGTATGCGCACTTCTCCGTTAGATATTCTTATATTACCACTGGAAACATATGGTGCACCAGTGGTGTCTAAGCTCAAGCTAGCATCTGACAGCAGAAGAGACTCATTTTCAATTAGTTCTGCAGTGATTGATGGTGTAAATGTTATGCCGGCACCTGCAGCATATGGGTATATGACACCATCTCCAAAGTAAGCACTGACCTGACATGCATTGGTAAGAGTAGTTTGCACAGAGGCAAGAGTACCTGCAGCAAACACTGCTGTGCAAATAGGGCCACCAGCAGGTCCACAATTAATCCTAGGCGGCACACTGGATGTTACACCACAATTAGTACCAAATCTTTGTATTTGTAGTGTGTAGAAGTTACCAGCGCTGAAGGTTGCCACCATGGTAACATCTGTATCCATTGTAATGGGTATGGCGCTAATGCCAAATCCCAACACAGTGGTTCTACTCGATAATCCCATTGTGGTATTACCTGCAAATGCAGAAGCATATAATGTTAAAACGGTACCACTCAGTATGTTGTACTCAGTAGCAAAATTAGGATTCTCAGCCTGGGCATATATGCCTAGTGTATCGTTCTTCACATAACCAACACCGCCACCGCTAAAGATAATGGACAAAGTATAAAATCCAATATCAAACACTGCAGATAAAGAAACATCAGAGGCTATTACAAATGATGTGGCATCTTCAACAGTGGTTGCATATGATGGAGTATTTGTCCATCCCTTGAATTGATATCCCCTTGCAGGTATGGCACTCAACACCACTGCAGTGCCAATGCCATTGATTTGTCCAGTACCTGTGAAGGGATACGTGCAGGTACCAGTCTGTCCACCTATTGTTCTTCCAGAACAATTGATATTGTATGTATTATCAAATTCAGTGGTGGATATAACACGACCATAATCTATTAGATCGCTTGCTGTTGTGACTGTATTTACAGTCACATTGTAATCATAGTAACGCACATAATATGCAGACACACTGGCTGGCTCTGTTACAGAGAACGAACAAATATACCTGTCAGATATGCCTGCACAAGGTCCTCCATCCAATCCCATGAACCACCACCCTGATATTGCAGGTTGTGCTGATAGAGATATATTGGCATTACGCTTGTAAGAATGAGAGAAGGCAATGGGTGTGCTTATGATGCCATCAGTTGTCGTTACTCTACCCACATCAATCACGTAATCTGGTGTTACATAATATCCTAATGAAAATGCTTCAATAGTATAAAACGGAATAGCATTAAACACAGCTGTTATGATTTGACTGGATGTAATGTTGAATGCACAATCAGAAAATATTGAACCATCACATGGCCCGCCAACCCAACCACCAAATTCACTGACAGAATTAGCAGATGCTATAATTGATACAGTGCTACTGTAAGGAAATTGATTGAAACAAATACTTCCACAATCAATGCAATATGGATCGGTTACTACTACACCACTACCGGTGCCTGTTTTAGTAATGTATACATCTCTGTATATACTCTGGGGATCGTTGCAAAAAGGTATACTATCAACAGATGATACAGGTGAAGTGAATATAAATTTAAGAACACTTGGATCGGGATAAGTTGGACGTATGATCTCACAATTGATAGGTGCGGTAAAATTTACATAATCTGCATAAGGGTAGAGGTATATGGCTGCAGAAAGAGTATACCCCAATGATGTAAATGGCGGGTCTACAACCCCTGCAAAGGTATCTCCTGATACAGCTGTAACTGTCAGCATATACGAATATGTTTGGATAGTCGCGTTAAATTCTTCTATAGTTAAGGTTGGCAAGGTAGACACTACCCATTTATTATAATCACCGTAAAGACTAGGAATGAGTCCATAATTGGTTTGACCTGGCAGGGAATTGAGCTGCTGCCCACTGATTGTATTAATAGATAAAATATCAGCCATTGCAGTCAATACTGGGTAATATGATATAGCGGACAAGCTAGTCACAGTGGCGTATGTAGTAGAAAACGCAATGGCTTCACCTATTGTTTCTCCATAAGTATCTAGCACCACAGCATTCTGGGTATTGCTATTGAAGATTAAATTGTTGCCAATGTTTTTAATAGGGAACCCTGAGCAACCTACAAATACAGTCAACTCATTATAGGACTCCCAATCAAATTGCACTATGTAGGTTCCAATATTATTCATCTGCACTGGCTTGATACCATCAGCAAACAAATATGTTAATTCTTTGTTTTCACCTGCAAACCCAACATCGAAATAACCAGATTTTATGAATTGACCACCCATTGTACCACCAACTGCACCAACATACTTAACAAGAAAGGGCATTGATGGATTATAGTAATTGTTATCATAAACAAAATAATATGGTCTGAACATTCGAGGGTTAAATGTCTCAAGAAATCGATCCCAGTCCCCATCTTTAAGCTGCTCATTAACAAACAAAGGCATACCATTGAGATTTTTAGCCAAGTATGTGAAATTAAATAAGCTCTTTTTTTCTGATTTGGTAAAACTAACACCATCTATTTCTACTATATTAATCTGTGGTGGCTCAGCAAATCCTGCACTCAATGAATATGAATTAATTGAAAAATTTGAAGTAATTGTGGAGGGGTATATTTTTTCCACATTAATATTTGTGAGTGGTGTTTTGTATATGGTTGGATATAATATTTTATAGTTTGAACCAGACAAATAAGGTAGTAGATTTAAGAATGCCACATATAATGTATTTTCCCTTTCTGAATACCATTCACCTGCAAACCGCTCAAGCTTACTATCTGTAAAGTACTTTGGCATGTAGAATCCAACTGTATTATTGTTAATAATCTTGCTTGCGTCAAAATCATAAGATAATGAGTCTATTATAACATAATTAGCAGTTTCTAAGACAAATGTATCGTAATACATGTTAAAATAGAGCACTGAACTGGACATCTCTTCTCTAACTTGCTCTGGGTACTTGATAAATATTGCACTCAAAGCAGCACTAGCAGGTGTAACTAAGGAGTCTACACCGCGGAAATAAAATATACCTGGTATTGTGTATTTTCTATCGTACGTACTTTTCAATGATATGGGCTGGCTTGATAATATTACTGTATTACTGCCAGGCATTATACTTGCGTCATCATAGTCTATGGCTGTAAGAGCTCGTAATGGAAATATATTCTTAAGAACCCCATACTCATTGCCAAATATGTCACTACCCCAATAGGCAGGGGTGAGAGAGCCAGTTAATAGAGAGTTTTGTCTTTCCTGCAAGGGTAGAGTATCAACCTGATCTAAGCCAGACCAAATATCCGGATTGGCCCATGTACCCTGTCTATCGCCAGTCCAAAACTGAATATTATCCACAGCTTTAGAAAAACCAGAAATATCTTTTTGCAAATCCTGCGATTGGCTTTGATAACCATAATAGAGTTGATTGTAGCTATTGGATAAGACATCACCAAATGCAAATTGGTTTGATCTATTAATTTTATTCCATTCCACATTTATGGTGTACGCTAACGGCACATGTGTTGCATCGTCATTACTATTATATGACACGTTACCAACCACCGCGGGATCAGGGAAAGCATAAATTGTGTTGGGTGCTATTTTAGTAGTATCAATGTCAAACGTTTTCTCTGGAGTATTATGAATGAGCAGACCTGTGTACTGAGGTAAGAAAAATCTTCCTAGCTGATATTGAGTATATAGTGAATTTAGATTAGGTACAGATGCTGTAGTAGGGTACTGTTTGTTAAGAAAATTTAATGTGGGCGAGCTTGTGGTGGATCTTGTTGTGAATAGTATGCCACTCACTATATCTGTAATAGTGTTACCAGTACTGAGATAGTAGAAATCTGTACCCACATACTTTGGAGCTAACATTTTCAGTACGTTCAATTTTAATTCTTCTGTACCACCACTCAAGTAAGAAACAAAATCTCTATTCTTTAAATAATATAATTCATCACCTGATAATATGGGGTTAATTGTAAAATTACTTGTGCCTAGCGTTCTTAAGAAAAAGGGATATTGCTTGATGGCATCTATAATTGCATTTTTAAAGTTTATATATACATTAGGATAGATGGCATGTATATTCGCTGCACTCAATGACTGTCTGCTTGAACTGTATTGCTCAAAAATTCCAGTCGCGCTTAACGGGCTAATGTTATAATATGTGTCCGTTGTATCATACAATTCTTCAACATAGACACTGAGACCTCTTGCAATGGCCGATACAGGTGGGAAGCTACATGTATATTGGGTATAATCGATTTGATTGGTTCTCGCAGCATCAAAAATTAACTTCTTGATAAGATTCTCAACGCCTAAATTGCTGCCGCGTAAATTATGTTGAATAGGCGCTGTTTTTATTTCCTCCCTAGTATTTGCATAAAATAGACAAATACTCTTTATTTTTTGAATAAAAAACGGCAGGATAACATCAAGATCGAGTGAGTCAGAGAAGTTGGCATTACTAATAAAGCGCTTCTCTTCTTCTGTACTAAAGTTCACAACAATTTCCCGTAAGATCTGTATATAAGAATCCCGAACAATATTTTGCGCTTCAGTCTTATTCTTGCCCTTGTACGCACTCCACTCTAGAATATAGTTTTTATAGCTTTGAAACGTTACATTGATATCGAAGTTAATTAGGTTTTGTTGATTGAACCATTGCAAAAATGTAACTGGTGCATAATAATCCAGAGGCTCTTGCGATTCATCTAGAATACTATATTTAAATGCATTTGTACTCATTTGTTATGCTCCATAGGTTAGGTCTTGTGTATTGTAATTTAATAGTTGAGATAGATATTGTAAGTCTTTATTTGCGGGAATAGGCACTGGGGCGACTGGACTATCAACTACAACTGGCACCTTGAACAGCTCCAATCCCTCATACAGGGCACGGGCAAGTACTGTTTCCATGATTCCACCATATTTTTGCCACTCCTGATAATTGTTGTCTGTTGACAGAATAGTGGTAAGCGGGTTATTAAAATCAATTACATTATCAACCACATTGTTGGCAGCATAGGGGTTGTATTGATAAAACATATAGTATGGTTTAATATCTATGCCCGATTGTGCCTTATTTCCAGTAACTAACCCCCATCCCCAGTAATAATTTACACCACTTAGCGGGTATTGCTCACCTACAACAACTGGGACACCGTTTGTCTCTGGTATTATAGTATTGCTTATGAGTTTGTACTTCTCGCTAAACTTCTCGTATGCCACAACAGGCTGACCTACCGTAAATGCACCTGTGTCGATCGATATCTCCGCGCCAAGATTACTCCCCAAATCATATCGAAAAGTGCTCAATCCAAAATTTTGATTGTATTGATTTGTACTGCCAAATAATTTTGAGTGATTGATACTAAGCAAATCCACGCTTCGTTTCAATTTAGAGGGGTACCCTGAAGTGAAATCGTAATACTGCAGCCCATACTGTTGAGCTAAACTTTTTAGAGACTCTGTTGTACATGTCTCTGGGTCAGAGGTGTTTGCATTGAAATTGGCTATTCTTTCGTAAATAGTTTTACCTAAAACCTCTGGTGGGCTATTGTAGTCTCCAACTATCTGTCCAATAAAATCATCCAACAATATATTCTTATCAAATAGAGATTCCTGCAGAATGTAACTCTTATAACTGGCAGCTTGATCAAAGTTTTCATTTATTTTATTGATAATAGGGGTGTTTTGTATTATATTAAAAAGATTGCTTGTGCCTCGTATAATTCTTGGAAGTGGGTTTATTATAGAGGCGTACTTGTTGACCCACCGAACACCTGTCCAATCTCCAAATACACTGTAAAATGCTTGCATGCCATCAGGCGCAGTCAATTGAATATCTGGTAAATTTAAATTATATAATGATGAAAGTGGCGGTTGGGTAGCAGTATTTTGAGGAAAGAAGTAAATTTTTCCCTCGTAGTTATGGAGAATCCAGACATACCCTTCATTATCAGCAGCCACACCATCTATGCCTTGGTAATATCGTGAGTCAAAATTAGAGCTACCAATGAAATATTCTTGCACATCATTAGTTGTGGAGTGAATACGAGAGAGATTGGAGAATGCATGATGCACCCAGATATTCTGATACAAGTCTATGGTAATATTGCCAATGCTGTTGAATTGCAGTGGGTAACCTGATACTAAATTCAGATTGGAATCCCACTTGTATATATTATCATAATTTGCAAATGCGTTCGGGTCATTTTCATTTAAATTCTTAGCAAAAGCAATTAAATGGTTATTCTTATCTACAATAATCTCTTGTATTGATAGTGGAGCTTCAAAATTAATAACACTGAGTTGTTTTCCTGAACTACTATATTTGACTAAAAAGCTTTTAACAGGGTGACTATAACCTACCCACACATTATCTGCTGTGTCAGTATCAATGCATGATGGAAGAATTAAATTTTCACCTGTAAACCCACTCAATGTATCTTTTGATGATATGTACAGCGCAGGATCTATCAATACAGTATTTTCATATGATGGTACAGCAATTGCATCCACCACATCTGTGTTGGTATTGATGCGAATTGTTGAAATGGCGTCATACAGGGTCACCCAAGCGTTGCCCTTACTATCAATAGCAATATTTGAAGGGCTGGCGCTGTCGAGATCCCCTAGATAGGATCTTGCCTCTGGAGCTGTGAAATTATCTATAAAAGTTGGAACAGCAGAAAGCTTGAATGTATTTAATATTGTTCCAGACAGTGTATATACATACACAATATCTTCATCTGAATCTGCCACCCATACTTTATCAATATTACCCATGCTATACGATTTGAGTGGGGATATACTCACTGGCATAGTTGAGCTTGATGGTGTGAAGTAGGTTTGATAATTGCCTGTCAAATCAAAGTGCAGATCTTCATAATGGGCATGAGTAAAGATGGGTTCCTTGCTGAAGCGCTTTATATTCTTAAAGCCAGGCTGTCCTGCAAATCCATAACTAGCTGCTGAATTTATAACAGGACTATCTTGTATTAGAACTGCTGCACTTATTGCTACAGTTGATGCTGGGAATGCTTTGTTTAGAACACCACAAAAGTAAGCTCCGCTGCGCTGGTATTGTGGGGCATTGGTGTTTTGTCTGAAAATGGCATCATCAAGTTTGTATGTACTGAGGGTTGTAAATGCTGCTGTTGGGTCTTGTGCAACAATTCTATATAATCCCAAGCTAACGGTATTGAGATCTGTTGGATCGGACCCATCAAATTTAAATCCCGTTATTGGTGGGTAGCATTTTGTGGTGAATTGATCCACGTCCTTAAATGTGACTACAAATGGTATATCAGTATTACACCATTTCACTGGATATATACTAAACGAATGTATGAGTTGGCTTGATAGCGGTCCTATATTTTGCTGGGTACCTTCAGTGGATATACCATTGCTTGTAATGGCAAGACTCTCTGCAGGGTTAAAAATGGATTTCAAGTAACTTACTTGGGTTGGATAATTTACATACCCATAGGGATAGTTAGCAGTATTAAATTGCCGATCATCAATCGAGGGATCAAGTTCTAGAAATCCTTTTGTATTAAAGTTTGCATATAAAAATATTAGTGTATCGTCATTGGATGACGGGCGCTGATCAACATAAGAAACATTATAGTCAATAGATGTACCAGTTGTACCTGCAAAAGCAGTGCCTGTCTTTTTAAAATTATAAAATTGTAGTTTGCTATAATCATCCGACCACCCAGCAAACACACTAGTACTAGTTGTTCGTGTGCTATCAATAAGTCTTGAGCTACCAATACCCTCTGGTGTAGTGTATGTTTCTATAAATCCAAAATAACTTCTCAAATGACTCCATTTACTTGTATAATACGATGACACCGACATAAAATCACTATGACTACCACTTGCATACAACATGACTGTGTAGTCGTTGTCATTCAATAAATCATTATTTTGCCAAGAATTATAGCGCCATATCTCAAGTGGATCACTTTTTTTACCCGCGGGCAGAGTGTACACACCAAGAGTTCCTGCTGGTTGTAAATTGTTAAATATGACTAAATCAGGTAACGCATTTTGCACAGTAACTGAGGCGACTGTAAGATCTGGTGTTATGCTAGCAGTTTGTGCATTTCCTAAATTATCATAAACTACTGCAGTTATTGAATATGTGCCTGGGTATTTGTAAGAGTGAATGGCACTAGGACCTGTAAACGTTGTACCATCACCAAAATTCCACAAAATACGAAATCGATTGTAGGTATCATCGAATAAAATGGGCTTAATATAAAAAGGTGTGCTTGGCAGCGTATAACTTGTATATGTTCTTGGAGCTGTACCGGTGTCAGCTGTAGTGATTTGTATTCTTACGGCCGTTAACGGCAACATACTAGTACTCCCTTACACTTGCAGCTTGTATGTCTGGTGTAACAACCTTGATTTGATTTAAAAGAGTATCAACATTATACATGTACGGTACCTTGAAGTAAGGCAAAGGCAAACTTTGTGTAATAATTTGAATATCTTCACCAGGATTACTATACACAGGGTTAAAGACCAAGAAGCTTAATCCATTTCTAATAACTTCCACACCATTCACTGTTCTGGTGCAATACAGGGATACTGTGCCATCGATGTCCAGGATGGTTGTTGTTAGTTGGTCCAGACTCACTAATTGACCCAAGGTAACATTCTGGGGATCAAAATAATCTTTAATTATTTTAAAGATTTGGCGTCTAAGTTCATCTTCACTGAATCGCGAATTTGGATTTCTGGTAACAACAAGCTCAGTTCCTGCTATAATATCGGGTGTGAGCTGTTTATCATTAATTTCAGATCCAGCTGCAACACCTAGTCCGAATGCAGTATAAACAGGGTCCATTATAACAACTTCTGATGTGGCCATTTTTATATTCTGCAACCCTCGAATAATATAATCTTTCAAGCCAGTGGATAAAAAGTTATTATTAATTTGAACACTGTTAGTTTTTTGTAGTTTAGGCACAATGTAGACGTATATGTTGTTAAAATCACAACTATCGGAAAAATTAACCTGGTTCAACAGCACCCTACTATCGGTGTTGGGCGACTTTAAACCGATATTATAATAATATCGCATATGGTCAGCAACATAATCCCAGTTATTCACAACAGCAACATCATTAATGAAATTATCATATTTGTTTCTAATAAAAAGCTCAAAATCAGACGTTGTGATAAGTCTGTATTGGGTTTTGAAAGTATTTGCAGCGTTATTTCTCATGCTCTCTGCTGTTTCAAGTTGTGCAAAGTCTGTGGAGGCGTTTGTATTAGAAAATACAAGTGAAGCTGCTTGTGGAGAAGTTAGATACGATTGATTAGCATTTTTTGTGTTATTAAAGATGCTGGTAAATTGTGGTGTGTTGTAAATGAACAAAGTATTACCATCTAAGTTGCCTGGCCCAACTTGACCAGGTGCCCCATCACTTTTGAGATAATACACAGCAACCAAGTAATTAGGTAGCAATTGCTGTCCATTTACATTATTACCAAATTTGATGGCATATCGTTGATTTTCATTTAATCTGCATTCAAAGCTCTTGCTAGTGGGTCCCTCAAGATACAAGCTATCCACCCGGTTCCATTGTGCCCATACACCTGACTCATCAAGCACATACACATGAATATTTGTATGGTCAACCAATTCATTGTTATTATCAGGTCCTGTGGCAGCAAGTGAAAACTGTTCAAAAGGCGACCCAGTGGCAATATATATTGGGTATTCTTGGAATAATCCTTGATAGAGCAAAGCTGTCTGTCCTAATTGTGTCAATAGCTCTGTGCCAGCTTCTGTTTTAATGAAAGTTGTATCTTGAGTAAAGGAATAATTGAGACCATTAACAGTAAAGTATGAATACCTAGGAATTGTATATATGCCAGTTGGTAGCGTTGCAGGCGCAGTAGCATTAAAATTGAGAATACTTGTTTGAAACCCAATTGGATTGTAATTTAAAGCCTTGACAATTTTATTCATGTTCTCATAAAGCTGTGCTTGGTTGTACATACTCTCACTTGCTGTTTTGTTGAGATAAAATAATAAAACATGATAGCTATATGCAATAATGTCGAGTAAGCTATTAAAATTACTACCTTCGTAAATTTGATCGGTAAACACGCCGCCCTGTGTTAAACGCTGCTGCATTAATGATTTGAGAGTAGTGGCGTCAAACGCAGCATATGCATTAAACGGCAAGTCAAATTGATTGCTAGTTATTGTTTTCATTAATTAAAATAATATCCGGAATCACTTAAAACCCCTTTTAAACTGACTCCTGTAATATTTAACTTCGGAACATCAATTAGCATAAAGATGTTGTATTGATTATTATCTTCATCAACTTCAACGTTAAGCTTTCTCATTGTTATACGAGGTTCATACTTACTTACACCTTTTAGGATAGTTTCTCCTATAATTCTGCCTTGTTGTCGAGTAGCTTGGACGAATAGATACTGTGTTAAGTTTAACCCATAAACGGGGTTAAGAATTTTTTGACCAGGCATAGTAGTGAAGAGATTAAATAGACTATTTTTTATTGCACCAATATCTTCCGAAATTTGAATATCTTTTACTTCCCTTCGCTTGAGAAGCTGAGTATTTCGTGTATAGTCTATTTTCACGTCCAGTAACAAGTCTTTATAGAGAGAGCCAGAGACAGATGAGGTTACGGAATTGACTACTATTGCTGCCATAGTATTATTTATATAAGGATAATTGTTCTATAAGAACATAAATACTATATATGAATAAGTTTGTTAAGCTGTATGAGTCAGCAATCCAGAGGTATACACGTGGTGGGTTTCTAACGGGAGATTTGGTAAAATTCATAGATTATGCATTTAAAGATGATTTCTTCAAAAAACAATCACCAAACTATGTTCAAAAGGCTAAAGCTTTTAGCGAAGGCGGTTTAAACATAAGAGTTAGTGCTGTGAAAGCTGTAAGACCTACGATCCATTCTGGTGACGTACAGAACGAAGCAGATGAGTTTCTAATTGATATTGTGCAAGAGTTAGCACCCGGGTGCTATAAAGAATTTATAACAATACCAGCTCATTTACTTTCGCCTATTGATGTTTATCCGAATCTATTACCAGTACCAGATAGCTTAAAAAGACACAATCACACCATAGTTAAGCCTCAAGAGGTTGATATTAAGGACGAAGAAGAATTATGCCTATCCCCACACCGTCAAACTCTTACTAGCGATGTTGGTGACAAGAAAGATTCTGAAGGCGATAGAAAGCTCAATAACTTCAATACAAAAATTCCTAGCTTACCAGCAAAAGATGAATCTAATCCAAGCGTTGATTCAGGTACTCACAGATATCTACCTAAGAAGCGCTAATATCAGATAAAGCCAGCACTAAGCAATAAAAATTAATTTCTTGATCAACTACAAACGCTGATCTATACATATACTCACCAATAGTAATCAGCCATAGCTTTTTTTGATGCTCCCCTAAAGAGTAGTTGCCATTGCAAGTAGAATCAAACAGTGATTTCATTAATAAAGAATAATCGCCTTGAAATGCTGCCTCATTTTCAATAATTAACTTTCGAACAGCCTGAGCTTTCTTGCTAGTAATTAAAGTGATTATCTTATCGGTAAATTCATCTTGAATATTTAAATCGGGTATTGATAAAGTACCAGTAATACTATATTTTTGCATTTCATTAATGCACTTACGTATATCAGGAAAATATTTTCGAACTAACCCTACTAACTTCTTCTTATTACCCTCATCAACAACAATATTTTCCATCTTAAGAATAGTATAGCATCTCTTAAGAACATCTGGTAAGCTTGGTTCTAAATCTATAAACTGACACCGGCTTTGCAGAGGTCCAATGACTCTATGCTTATAATTACAGGTTAAAATAAACCTACAATGTGCGGCGTACTCTTCCAAAACATTGCGTAACGATCTTTGAGCCTCCATGGAAGCCATACCATCTACTTCATCAAGCAAAACAATTTTCTTTTTTCCATTAAAACTCTTTGTTCTACTAAACCCGGTTATATCATTTCTTACTGCGTCAATTCCAACTTCAGAACAATTCTGATAGATATGCTCTGCATCTAGAGCCGCAATTAAAACCTTTGATGTAGTTGTCTTGCCTATGCCTTGATGGCCACAAAACATTAAATTAGGAATTTCCTCGTTCTTTACAAACGAATTAATTATTTTTCTTGTATTGTCGGATAAAACGATATCACTAACGTTTTTAGGGCGATATTTTTCTACCCAAAGCTTATCTACATCCATATTATTTACCGCTGCTACCAAATCCCTTTTCACCACGATCAGCCGCCTGAACTGCACCCCAATCAACCGACATTTGAATATTAAAATGCACAACTAGCTGTGCAATCCTATCACCTTTATTAACCTGGTATGGTTGATCATTATGATTGTACAGTAGTACTCCTAAATCTCCCCTATAGTTCTGATCGATAACACCGGGATGTGCTAAGACACCGCTCTTAAAGCTTAGCCCCGATCTCGACTCCACACTTATCCAGTATCCCGGTTCAATATAAGCTAATTTTAAGCCTACCGGCACCACAACACGGTCATTCGCTGGAATTACTGTACTTTCTACAGCTGAAAGATCCCACCCTGAATCGGACGGGTAATTCTTCTGCGGTAAAACAGCATCCTGGTGTGTTTTCTCAAATTTCATAAAAGGATTATAGGTGGGTAGTTCCATAAACATAATATAACGTATGGTATATCGAATTCAATAGATAAATATAATGTGGACGAAAAAGAATTTAGTGTCAATGATCTTATTAATGAACTGAACATTAATACCAAGGAAAACAAAGCTCTTCTAAAGAACGAAGAGTTCAATCTACCTAAAGATAAGTTGGAAGAATTTGTATTGAATAGTACAGGTAGATTGGTAACACAAGGGCTCGAGATTGTTGAAGGGGTTAAGGAATATGTTATGAATAATCCAGAGAGCAGAGAAGTACTAGCTCTATCAGATGCGTTAAAAGCGGTAGCAAGCGCACTTTCAGTAGTTAAGGATATACATGTATCTCAAATAAAGCGAGATAGTGCTAAAGATCTCAAGACTATGGAAATCGAGGCAAAGAAAAATATTAAGGAAGAAGAAGCTAGAGTTGGTCTGTTTATTACCCGGGATGAGCTTTTTAGGAAAATAATGGAAGATGCTAAAGTGATAGAAACAGAGGCTTCTGTAATTACGAAACCCCAAGCACTTTCCGAGTCGTCACCGAACTCGTAACCTCTTTTAGCTGGTTGAATAGCAGATCTTGATTCAAAGTATTACCCTCAACATTAACAGAAATATTAGTTTTAGGTACAAATTGTATGTTATTAGTAGCAGACCGTGGATTATAATTACAGTATAACTGTATAACGTTGTATAACTCTTTGAATTCTGATTGTATTTTTTCATTTAAACTAGGAATAGCATTTTTCATACGAACAAAATGTTGGGTATCAGGTGTTAGATTGCTTCCCTGGGAAACGTTTCCGCTCTGTACTGTACTCTGTATGTTTTGAATATTCTTACGAAATACCATATTTGTTTTTTTACTAAGTTCAGCGTGTAGCAATTGTGTCGAAGGACTCATTTTATTTGTTAAACTTGCACCATAGCGTAATGGTGTCATCATCTTACTACCAGTAACATCACTTACAAGCTGTAGGGAGTCATCTAGATAGTTTTCTAGCCGCGCCAAACTACCTATGCTATCACTGAATTGTTTATAAAAAGTACCTTCATTAATCTCTACTCTTACTTGATTCTTTACCTCATTAAGAGCAGTATTAAATTTAGAAATCCAATCTGCAGCAAATTGAGGTTGCATGGATTTCATTTGATTGTCTAACTTAATAAAGAAATCTTTTTGTGATGTAATAACATCGTTCTGTACCTTTGTTAGATTGTAATCAATAGAGGTTTGTAATTCGGTAGAATAATTATTAATAGTAGATAAGAAGTTTGAAGCTTTATCGTAAAAATCTTTTTTATAAAAAAGATTAATTTGTGTTAGTTGAGGGTCTATTGTTTTAGAGTTCATATGGATGTGTCGTTATTATTACTTTTATTAAAATTATAAGTTTTAACAGCAACTATATTGTTAAAATATGTACCAGCTCCAAATACATGTTCAACTGTAGTTATCATATACATACCTAAGGATTTATTATCAAACTCACTATTGGTTTGACTATCAGACCGTGAGATAGTAATAAATTTGCCTGGGTTTCTCACAACATTGCCGCGACACCTAAAAGATATAGTAGTATTAAGAAAGATACTCGAGAGCAAGAATCTGTTTCGTCCTGAGTTTAGTCGCGATATCGGATCTGTATTAGGATTGTATTTGTTAATAATATTTTTTTGCTGGAGTCTTGTTTGATTTAGAGGAAGGTTAGATGTAGGGTTAAGACCTATGCTACCTTTTAAGGTATTCACAAAGTTTTTCTTATACGTTTCTATATTTTTATTAATATTATTCTCTGTTATATCAATACTAAAAACTTTCTTATTTGCGTCATAGTTATGTACCATATGAGATACAAGATTATTAGTTACATCAACTGAAGCGGGGTTTGATATTTGAAAATTATCAACTAAACAATAATCGGTCAAATCATATGAAAAGATTGATGAAGGGGTTCGCTTAGGTTGATCGCTTGCTGCACCACTATCAGTTTGCTGTTTTCCAAGAATAAAGTTTTCTATTAGTCCTGGTCCCCCTAAATCACCAAAAGAGTTATTCCCGCGATAATACGCACTTTTAAATAATTGTGCGATTGGTATTAACGACCACACCTCATTATGCTTCATTAATATAGCAGGAGAATTTTGATTAGCTGAATCACTTACATGGTTATCAAGTAAATACTGTAGATCATCAATAGCTTTATAGTGAGATGGGCTACTATAAAAAATTTTTGTACCGCCTTGGTCCCAGTCTCCCGTTTGCAATGTTAGGTTGTATTCCTTGTAGATTTCCTCTAGAAGTTTTTTTATTGCATCACCTGTATACATACTACGCTCGCCATCTCCAATGCCTTTGCTATATCTTCCTGTACTAAAGTAAGAATTTTTTTCTTTTAAAAGTTGATAAGTATAATCATATAGAAAAAGCTTTTTTTGCTTAATAGTTTTATCTTCATAGATAAGATCTTCTGAATCGTATACTGAAAAAAGATAATTTATGGATAAATCAGGATTTTTAGTTTTGTAATTATTGAGAGTACCAGTATCATCACGATCGATAAACGGTTCAATTTGAACTAACAATAAATCTCTACCATCGCCACGAAAAGTGTATGGTTTAAACGATTTGTTTATCTCCCCGTCTGTATTACTTCCAATACTATCAAAGCTTTCTAAAGCATCCAACTGATTATTAAAAATAATATAGCCATCAGTATAAAAGGAAGTAATTCTATCTGTCATTTTAAAATCGACAATAGCGGAATAATTTATTTTAGCAAAATTTCCATTTGTATTTAATAATATTACATTAAAGCGGTACTTATTATCTGATATCGTTACAATATCATCATCAAAAGAATTAAATCCAAGATTTTGTAGTACAGGGTGCATTATTGTTTTAACTGAACGTTAATATTGTTAATAATTGACGGGACAAAGCTAGGCTTTATAATATTGAGACGAGTACCTGCAGGTGGGTATAATATAGGATTGTAGATGTTATTTGCCAATACAATCAACCACCACAGATTCATTGTCTTGTATTCATCGTAACTAATAACAGTCCATGGCATAATCCTATTTAAAGTAATGGTATAATAGGTTTCCGGTTGCAGCGGCGTGGGTATGTATATGCTATTAATAAGATTATAGTAGAGAAACGGTTTTGTGTTCGCATCTTCTACAGGATACATTCTAAAGATATTTTCATAGCTATTCTGTGGCAGTTGCGCTAAAGCCGCTATGTCTTGTCTAAAAACGCCTAATGCTGATAATCCAATCATTGTGTTGCTACCTCTGTTGCTTGGCTGAACAACCTACGGCGGTTTCCACTAAACTGGGTAGGTACCCCAATTATGCCTTGTGTCTCTTGTAGAGTTCTAGTCGAGGAAGTAGATATAATATTGTACTTATCGTATAACATAGAATAGAGGAAATTCTGGGATTCCCTTACTAAAGCTCTAAGAGTTATTGTAACGTCATAAGCATCAGGGATAATAGATTCAATCTTTATTGTCCCAGTACCATATGGAACATCAATTAACATTTTTCTTACAGAGCCAACAAAGGCAACCTTCATAGTCTCAATGTAAGCGTAGGGATAATAACGAGACCCCGGTATGCTAACCTCGTAAATTACAGGTGGATCAATTAAATCTCTACTACGTCGATTGGGTCGATTTTGATAAGCTAGTAAGTACAGTAATTGCCAATTACGTAATACGTCAGTGTACGTTGCCCACCCGGTGTTAACAAGAGGAAATTTAAATATTAAAGCTTCACCATCTTCACTAAAATTATAAAATTTTGGTTTTTCTATATATATTCCCGGTGCATTCATGTTTGCATTAGCAGCTACAGTCAGTGCAGCGGATCCTAAGTTTTCTGATAAGCCGTAAAATGCTCCACCTGGGCCTCCTATTTCTGCAGGATTAAGATTTGGTGTACTACTGAATTTGTTGCTAATATCATTCAAAGTATTAACAAAGTATGGAAATCTATAATAAAATTCTGTATCTTCAGTCAAATAAAGACCCTCATAGGGTAATAAGTATTTGCTATTTAAACTTTCAACATTTAAGTTTGCGCCAGCGGTTTGTGCTACATCTAGTCCAAAACCTGCAAGTCGGCTTAAATTATTGAGAGCCCCTGCCCCACCCACAGCGGCACCGACTGCCGCACCTCCCAATTGTGTAGCGCCTGCGATAAAATCAGCAAATGGGGCTGTTGTTGGAAACACCTCTGAGGTTGCTCCTGCTGCTCGTCCTAATTGTCTACCTCCAAATTGATTTACGAGAGTAGCACCAAGAGCCGCGTCAACTAACCCACCAGCAAGAGGAAATTTTGCTTTAAAGTTATTAATAAAATTAGTTGCATCAGTAACCGATTCCTGAATTGCATATGTGTAGTATGCAGCTTGTGCAACAAAAGAGTTAGTTATTAATCTCTTTTCTTTTAAATATATCTCTGGTACTCCGACTTTACTTTCAGCAGGAGAAGTTGTCCAGTGAAAATCATTAATAATATCGTATAGAGAAAATCCTGTTGCGGCATCACTTATACAGTTTGCGCCACCTGTAGACGACCCCCTTCGTACAGGTACGGCTTTTGGTGCACCAAATCGTTTTTCTTGCTCTTTAAAAGAGTATAGTTTATTAGATAAGTTCATTAGATTGTAAATCCTGGCATTGAAGTGCGGCTATTATTAATATCTATAATACCTCTGCTAGCCTGCTTTCTGTAATCATCTCTAAAGCTTTCAATTAAACCTGTATTGATTGGTTGGGACTTTTGTTGTTCTCTATTTTGTGAAACTGTAAGACTATTTGACGGCTGTATACTGGGTAGATAGGCTAAAATCTGCCCAGCAATGGACTTTAGTTCATCTATTGATCCTTTTAATTCCTTAGAAGATGTTGCCGTTGCTTTTGCCATATTTGTTAGATTTTCATTCATTGATTTTAATGCATTTTCTGAAAGACTGGTCGCTGGTGATACTGGCTCCTGTACTGGGGCATTCTGCTGAGGATACTGCTTGGCTATATTAGCAATTATTTCATTTATATTCTCCTCTGCAGCCGGGTACTTTTCTGCTTCATTAATAGGCGACATCGGTTCTTCAGTAGGTTTAGCAATTGGTGTGGGCGGCGTATTATTAACCGGTGATGGGTTTACAGTTTCAGGCATAGTTTGTAAGGGTTCTATATTCTTGTTCTGCAAAACTGGAGCTTCAACAGGTGTGATAGGCTCAGGCAGCGCAACATTTAAGGTAGCTTGTTGTGCCTTCTTTTCATCTACCTGTGTTACCAGATTTCTTTTAAGTGTTTGCAGGGTGTTTGCTTCTTCTACATTTTCTGGCAACTTATCAAAGTCAAAAAATGGATATTCCTCACGTAGCTGACGTTCTTGTTCTACAGTAATAGGTGCATTTTGTTTATCTTCGCGCAAAACATCATTTAAATCTGCAGGGGGTTTCATATTATTGGATGTAGCTGGCTCGTTGCTTGGAGCAATTACAGGTATGTTTTTAGAGGTATTATTCTGCCTACTATTCAACTGCGATAATAAATCTTTCTTAAACGTTTCAAATCGTTTTGCTTGCTCTTCGCTTTCTGGAAGCTTATCAAAGTCGAAAAAAGGATATTCTTTACGTAACTGACGCTCTTGCTCTGTAGTAATGTTTTGTTCTATGAGAGGCTTAATCTCTTTAGAATTATCAGAAGTAGTAGATAATATTTGTGTGGGTGGAAGTGTATCAGTATTCAGAGGTGTTTGGGGTTGAATCTCCTGTTTTTCTAATGGAGTAGTAACAGGTGAAGGCTCTTCAGTTTTTATACTAACTGGTAGCTCTACTTCTTCTACCTTAGGCAGAGTTACATCTTTTGATGTTGTAGTAACAGGTTTAGGACGATTTACAGGTTTAATATCTGCAAAAGTAACTTTGCGAGTACGCTCGGTGAGCGTTTTTTCTAGAGCGTCCAAGTCTTCTTGACTCATATTATTAAGCTGCTCTCTTGGCACACTATATGTTTTTGCATACAGATCTTTATAAGAGCTTTGTGCTTTATCTAGAGCATCACTATTAACATCATAGTCCATAATATATTTATAACAAAATTATCTTACAGGCTTACAGAGCTATCTGTAGTAGCTGACTCCTTTTCTGTATTAAAGATATTAAGATAGATATCACACTCCGAAGGTGTTAAATTATTAATAGTATTACTGTCCAAATTTAATTTTGTAAGTAAGGTATATTTCTTTTTATAAAGACTTTGTGCTTGAGGAATGAAGGTCGATTTCAAGAATCCAAACAGTGTATTTCCTAGAAGATTAAACCTGACTGAATAAAAATCTTTTAGTTGTTTGTCATTATTAATAATGTAAACAGATTCAAATGCTTGGTCATATTTACGAAGATGATTATAAATTTCCGTAATAGCGGTCTTATCAATAGTATTAAAGAATTTTTCTTTTGTATTTTGGTCAAAAGCTCCTGGATAAAAATCTTTATTATTGATACGAATTTTAAAGATACTTTCATGCAAATAATTAACTGAATATAACTCCTTAACAGGTGTAAATGCAATCTCTATATCATCTAATTTTAAATTTTCAATAGTAGGAATTACAAGTTCTGATAAATCTGTAAGTATATCGAAAAGATTAAATGTAAGAGCACATGTACTCTCATCTGTATTTTTAGCACGGTAAAACAACTGACCTGATACAGACGAGGCTCTTAAAAATAGTAATAAAAACCATTTATCATAGCGAGTGAGTTTATAGAAAAGTTCTTTTTGTTCTAAATTTTCTTGAAGAATATCGTTAAATGTTTGATTTAAACTTTCATCATCTTCATTTAGTATGTATTTACTAATTATCTCTAACTGATACATCTTTAACTCAGCAATTTTAAGATATTGCTTTAAACTTGGGGCCCAGCAATTAAGATAAAAAGAGTGCATTAGAAGAATCCTGCAAGATCTAAGGTTCGTGAAGCGGCATCTTGAAGAGGAGAAACTTGTGGTGTATAATTACCATTTGTAATGCCGCTCACTGTGTTAATAATATCTGCTAGCGGAAAATACATACTATTTTCTATTGTATAGTTTGTGTAGATAAAATTAACATCATATATTGTTGCAGCGTTAGGCTCGTCGTAGCTAAGATTTATATTGTTTACAAGTGTTGGGACACAATTATAGAATCTAAACACCTTTCTAGGTATTTGACTTATATTTTGATAGCTTCGTGTATAGCAAAGTAGGGTAATATTACTTTTTACATTACGTATATCCTTTTGCCCGGGCGTATCACCCGGGTAGGCTACTAACCCTAGATGATTTGCCAGCATAACCCATGGACGAAATACATTATCTACAATACTAGTATTTGTTTCAAGGAAGCCTAGACGGAGCGGTTTACCTGCATAGCCCATTCTGTTTTCAGCCATAATACCAGGTATAAATCCACGACTCTTACCGCTTGAGCCGATAGTAATATCACCCACAAAGAAAGATTCTTGCGGTATCATAGCAGTTTGCGCAAATACACAACCAATTACTTTTTGAAAAGGAAAACTAGTTAATAATGTCTTTGCTTGATCTATATCATAGCCCTTTTTAGCACCATCAACACGTTCTAATTGCTGTAAGATGTTTGTGTTGAGAAGACGTGGAAAAGAATCTATTACGGCAATCCATTGCGATTGAAGAGGTATTGAAGTTAACCAACTTTGTAATTGTAATAAGAAGTAATCCCGTGTACTAATTAATGGTACCCCTGGAATATTGAATCCAAGTACGTTTGTTATTTGTGGTTGACTGAGAGGGTTGGTTCCTCTTCCGATGCCAATAGCGTTATTGGTTAATCCTTCGAATGCATTAGTTAGCGGATTATTCATCAACAATTACTCCAATATATTTATCGGAGTAATGTTATTTTAGGACTGGCGAGTAAAATAATGGTAGGCTAGCTTCACGTCAAACGAAACAATATCGCCTTTACCAGCTGAGAAATCATACTTAATGCCGCCAACTTCTCTAATGCTTACACCGATTAATTGATATTGAGCAACTTTCTCCATCTTAGTATCGAGTTGAACTAGATCGATTACACTTGCTTGTGTTGGGGTGAAGTAATTGCCTGTGCTATTGGTATCGTTAAAGGTATCACGCGTCCAATCTTCAAATTTCTGTCTGATGTTATTTTTAGCATCATTGTAGAATGTTAATGAGTAATTAGCACTGTCTGGGTATGCAGCAACACCAGGAAGGTTAAAATTTAACCCCATGTAGCTTGTTGTTACATTGTTAATTTGTCTAGCGGGTAGTGAAGCAGATCTTGCGTAAACTAAATCATTCTCATCAAAGGTGGTTGTGGTGCCTCCGGGGGAGATACTCAATACCCTGAATTGAATATCGCGTTGAAAATCACGCGCAGAAGCTACTCTATAAAAATCCGAGATGAGTTGTTTTACGGCTGGCATAGTATTATTATTTATTCTCCTTTTTTAGTTTAGGCTAATAACTCCTGGAAGTTTTGGCTAGTACGAGTTGCGTAGAAGCTTACCAAGATAAACTCTGCAGCACGTACTGGCTTGAGATAGATATCTACCTTCATTTCGTTATTATCAATAACATCTGGTGTATTATTTCGCTCATCGCAAATAATGAGGTAGTCATAAACACCTTCTGTGTTCTTGGCATTCTCAAAAATTGGAGTGAGCGTATTAATTACTTGAGTTCTCGTAAACAATGTATTAGGTTCAAATATGAAGAACTTAACTGTATCACGAGTTGCAACTTCAAGATTGAGGAACAATCTACGTACATTAATACGATCAAACGCACTGGGTTTCTTTAGCAGTGTCTTTTGACCGAAGATTACAAAACCTTCAACGGGGAAGAAGGCAACTGGATTCAAGCCAAATTTATAAAGCTGATCGCGTTGCTTCATCTTAGGATATACACCCAAATCATTAACACCAAGAAGAACTCCTCTTGTGAATCCAGCTGGTGCAAACCAAGGTTGGAAGTTAGCATCAGTATTACCCATTGCAGCAGCTGCAAAGCCACTAAATGGTACCCATACTTGTCTATTTGTAGCAGGATCAATTACTTGAGCTACTGTTGCATATGTACAAGCATAGCTCGAATCAATTAAACTAAATTGATGACGTAGCGGCCAGTAGATGTGCTGACTGAAGTTTGTAGAGCTATAACCATCTGCTGCAGGATCTGGATCGAGACCCGCATTGGGTCCCCATAATTTCTTTGTATTGATTACTTTATTATTGTCACCTTGGACAAATATATGTCTTAGCGCATCAAGAATAACCAAGAAATCTTTTCTTTGATTCTGCGCTTGTTGTACGAAGATACTAGCAATACTATTGTATGTTGAGCGAATGAGTAAACCATCTCCGTCGAGATTCTCTGAATTAGTAGTATATAGAGCACTCAATGCATTAACAGGCCACGTATCAACATAAGGGCCATTTGCAGATAATGGTAAATTGCTATTCAGAGTCTGATATACTGAACCGATGTAAATAGAACCTAGACCAGCTTCACATGCAATATTAATAGGATAAAGATCTGGGTTTTCCACAAGCTCAAATACTCTCTCGAGCTTCTGGGGTAGATTACCAATATTTTTATCAGCAACTACTGTATTCGAATAGATACCAAACGGAAACAATGCATTAGTTGTACCAAATGCTTGTAGGAGTGATAATACTGTAGCAGACGAGGCACCAACACGTGTGGTATAAGAAGTATTATCATCTACAAATCCAGGGTTGTTAAATGGTGTTGCAAGCACTGGTGATAGCATTCTTGCTTTCTTTGTGGGGATACCGTCATTACCCAGCCAAGAGTCACCATAACGATTGCTGATATACGGGTTAACAATTATTCGTGCATTAGGTGAGTTGGATACCTGACTACCTAAGAAGAAACTAATAGCAGGGCCACCATTTTGACTAGCGATTTGTCTGTGCCAGTCAAGCGAACCAGCATAGCTTTCTGCGAGTACATAATCAAGAGCAATAACATCAGGTGAAAAGACGCTCTGACGTAGTTTAAATACACCAAGCGAAAGGGTATCATCAAATGTACGAGGGCTGAGATCGTAATTACTAATATTTTCCATTACTTCACTGATGCTAGACCCATCACCAAACTTAGAAGCACTTAATGTAAAGTTTAATCTAGCTGGAGGAACATCCACATAGGTGTTAATGGATGTTGCATTACTAGCAATACCAGCAACACTCAAGACTCCGTCAAAAGGTGTTGCAGGGTTATTGTTGTTATTATCTGTTAGAGCAACATAATACCCTTCAAACTTATTATTAACTGTAGTTTGGGAGCGATTCAAAACAATAACAGCTGCATCGTTTAAAGTATCGTAAGTGTACTTTACACCACTTTGAGGTAGAATATTGCTATGCCAGTTAACATTGTTGTTTAGTAATTCTTGATACTGCTCTATGCTTAATTCTAAATGTGTTGGTGTACCCAAGAAATATGTATCAGCTGAAGAAACATTCGATGTATAGGTACCATTCTTAGTGAATGCAGCAGGATAGACCAGGGCACTATATCTCCACTCAGCAAACCCCTCACCTTTAGCTACACCGTAAGGTAGTCTCGAAACTTTTAATTGAATGGGCGATTGTAAGGAGGCTTTTACTGTATGGTAAAAATATCTTTCTGCGGCATTTGTAGGTGTACCATAAATAGCTTCAAATTCGCCCATGCTTGTTGGTTCGAGAACCTCGTCTATTGGACCTTGAGCAGCAAAACCTGTAATAAAAACGCTTGTACCTTGATTGACCACCGGGCGAAGCGTAAGATCAACTTCTCTGATCTCTACCCCGGGACTTTGAATTGTTCTGGCCATTTTAGTTTACACCTCTTACAAGAAATTGTTGACTCATATCGTTTATATTTATACCTTTGCCGACCAACTTTTACAGAATTTTTTCTCTTTTTTACAGCAAGGACATTTTTAACTGATGATATGCAAATTGAAACCCACATTCCATTTCACTTGAATCCCTATCATTATAGTTTACACCTTCAAGACCAATAGGAAAAGTTCTAATATAGTCAAATCTAACAGTTTGCTTGTTATATTCGTCCAAACCGTATATAGATATATCTGTCATATATTCAGAGGTGTTTGAATCTATGTTTTGATTACTAGGATCAAAAATACCAGTGGACGAATTATTAAAAATATCTAACCATTTAAATAAAACCCAATAATTGTTAAATTGATTATCTACAGTAAAGTTAATCTTCAAGCTTGGAAATTCGGGTCTAGCATAGGATGTTACTTTGAGTGTTTGGCCACCGTAAGGTACTAATACAGGGGGTATTTCTACTGGTGGTGCAATTGCTCCAAACACGCTAAACTGCAAAGTGTTGAAGTTTACGGAAGAGTTTCTCCTTGCAACTTCAGCAACTTTATCTTTTAGAATAGTAGGTATAGTTAGTACACATAGAAATTTATCCCTACGTTGTTTATTGAAGGGGCTCTGAAAAACTGGTTGCTGGTTTACAGGTGTTGCCACGAGTTATTTATATCATCATCAGATTGCTGGTTGGGAAATTCCCACCCCTGCTGTTTTAAGGTCTCTATATCACTATCCAAGTCTTTTGCATCGTTTATTACGACGGGAAGAATATTTTGATCACTATTGCCAAGCTTTTCATTAGAGTACATACTAAAAGGGCTTATAACCCCTCTAATACCATAGTCTAGGGGCTTAATAACTTGTGGTCGGTCACAATCATCAAGTGAGATAACATCAAAATATTTTACACAAATTTCATTCTCCAGGCTTATTAATGCCCATATTAAGGACATGATTCGATCATCCCAACTATCTGCACCAGGTCGAGCACCCCACGTATTATTAGGGTACCGAATAAAGTTTTTTAGCTCCTTTAAAGTATTAACATCGCGTATTCGAACTACTTTGAGTTCGTTTACCCAATACCGCATATTCATTACACCTCTATACTTGGTGTTGGTGTGAGCTAGAATACCAACACGTTTTGCTTCATTTTTATCACCAGCTTTAGCACCCCAAGAGATAATATTTTCATATCTATGTGTGAATTTCAGTTGTTCGACAACCTGGGCACCACAATTATTTCTCTCTATACTCACTGGCGGGCGGCCCCATTGATTTAAAATTTCTAATAATTTTGCAGTTAATTGAAATGGGACTGTATCCCGTGTATGATATACTGCAACTTGTTCTATGGAAGTTAGATCAGTAATATCTAACACCTGTACTACACTTGCAGCTTCTCCTACACCTTCACTTATATCTACACCAACAGTATATATTCTACCTTCACGGGGCTCTTCCCAGACAAGATATTTACCGTCATCAAAAATAAATTCTGGTTCCCGTATCTCTCTCTGTAAACTATTATACAAAGCTTCATCAACTGTGCTTTCACCACCATGAATAAACTCATTACCAAATTCTTGTGAGAAAGCTTCAACGCTTCCTAAAGTTCTAATTGTATCGTTTTTCCATTTTTCATCACGGCCTGGAATTTCCCACCAGTCAATTCGTTCCGAAACCCAATTGTTATCACCAGCATGAGCACCTGTATACAGTTTATAAAAAAGATTATCCGTCCCATTTGGCGTACTTGCAATAAAAATTTTACTTTTCTTACTACTAGAAATAATAGGGTATACGGATTCCCAGAATTTTTCTACAATATGATTATCAATAAATGCCAACTCATCAAGAATTAAGCAATTGCAGCTATCACCTCTACCTGCATCACTACTTGTAGTGCTAATCCCTATACTACTACCATTAGTCAGGGTCATACTCGTTTGACCGTACTCTACAACCCCCGGTTTTAAGAAATTGGGTAACATTTCATATGCCATTCGAACTCTTTTAAAAATATTTTTTGCTGTCTGCTCTTTATTTGCTACAATTAAAATTCTTTGATCTTCGTTAAAACATGCATTCCATAAACAGTATATCGTCATTAATGTTGTTTTACCTATCTGTCGTGACGCTAGCAAAATAATAAATCTACCGTCTCTAAGAGTTCTTAAAACTTTCTTTTGACAGGAGTATAAACTAATTTTCTCTTTACCGCGGTCTAGATTGATAATAAAGAAATAATTTTCAGCAAAGTGTAACAAGTTTCTTTTGCATTTTTTGAGTTCATTAACCATTTCTGGCGTATACTCATGCTTTGTATCTGATGTTGGCAGCTTATCATTACCAAGATAATATTTTTCTTTTTTCATCATTTATGTTATTTAGAGGTATAAATAGATATATGACAAGAGTAAGTTCAATCAAAGATATTGGCCTAGTATATGAAGAGGTGCTAAAACAAAGTAGACCAGCACCCGAAAAGCAAGTAGAAGTGGTTGAAGAAAAAGCAGTTAAAAAGCTTGACACCTTTCCTCGCGCTACTGATAAGAAGATAGACGTAAAAAAGATTACTGCCAAGGGTTCTGACAAGAATGCCTTTGTGCATAAGGATTCAGGTCCTGAGGCTAAGCTCGGAAGTAAGAAGGAAATCATTGACCCTAAGACGGCCAAAGAAGATAATCATTATCAGCCACAAAAATTTTCTGATAACACAAAAAAATTAAACCAAGAGAATATAAATAATAGTATGAAATCAATTTTTGATAAATTATATGAAGATGTAATGGGTGACGACAAACTCGATGTCGGCATTCAAGCTGGCCCTGAAGGAGAGGCCGCCGATGCTAAGGATCTAGATCTTAGCGGTGGTAGCGAAGATACCATCACGGTAAAGCTCGATAAAGATACTGCTCATAAGCTACATGATGCTTTGATGAGCGTCCTTGGTGCTGATGAAGCCGCTGATGACGAAGCTGCTGATGAAGCCGCAGATGATATTGAGTCTGCTGACGATGTTCAAGCTGCTGAAATGGAAGAGATTCCAACAGAAGTGGCTGGTGAAGGTGTTGATATTAAAGAAGTGCCTGCTTCTGCTGGACAATCCTTACAGAAGAAGGGTGGATTTCCTACAGTCGGAACAAAGACAGGTCATGCTAAAGGTTCTAAAGCATCTGGTCAAGTTGCAACAGAGATTGATGCCAAAGGAACACCTCTTGCTGATGCCAAAGGTCATTCTTTAACTGCTAAGAGCGCCAATAAAGTTAACGCTCCCGGTTACAAAGCTGGTGACTTTTTTAAATAAACAATAGTTACATTTAAAAATAGAAAAGCCGTCTTTATGACGGCTTTTTTATTATAAATAATAGATGAGTATTTTTAGAGAAGCATTTCTACAGGCTCTTCAAGAAGATTTAATTAATTCTGCCACAACATGGAATACGGGCATAGGGCAGCTACATTATTCTGGTGCTATCTTTCCAAAAGTTAATCTAGACAAGCCAAAAGAACGACATAGAAAGGTTATTAAGGATCCAAAATTCAGAAAACATGCTCAAACAGTACCAGACATGCATAAAGCAGATCATACAGCTATACAGGCCGTCAATAATATGAGTGGTAAAAAGTTATCAGAAGACGAATTACAACAAATTTGTAAAAAATATGGCATTTCTAGGCTCAATACCCAGCAATCTAAAAATTTAGGTAATACTGGCAAAGTCTTACGCTTCGATCCTAATGTACGGGGCTATGTACTACAATGAACAGTATAGACAAATACACTGGTGTTAACTGTATACGAAAATACCCTCTAGAATACACAACTAGTACCCTAAGATTCACGGATAAAGAGAATAATCAAAATGAACGACAACTTTTTAGTAATTATTGGCGAGAGCAAATAGATTTATACGGCCAAAAAATTGCTTATTACAGAAATACATACAGCACATTATGTGCAGATAATATATATGGTGAGCAACCGTTATCCAAATTTGAAGACCCTAAAGAGTTTGTAATGTTGGTTAGGTTAACCGAAAACGCTCTCGTACTAAGTAAATTTGGATTTCAAAGTGATGATCAAATAACAGCTTATGTACACATAAGCTCTTTTTATGCAGTTTACCCACCAGAGGTAGAACCTAAATCTGGTGACGTCTTTAAATTAAAAGAATATGGTAGCGATAGACCTGGTGAACGTGATGGTAAGCTCTTTGAAATAACTGAGCGTGTAGATGAAGATAATTCTGCTATTAACCCGTTGATGGGTCACTATGTTTGGATGTTAAAGGCTAAGCGATTTGATTATTCCTTCCAGCCCAATATTCCTCCAGAAAGAGGAAGTACACAAGTACAAGATAGCACACAATATGGTACGATTAGTGCTGCATTTGATAATGCAGGTACATTAACACCGCGTGGAAGTGCGTATCCTTACGATCCAAATACTGTTAGTAAGACTAAGGTATTTGATATGACGCAAAACAATACTCTTGAATACGGTGGGTACTACTAAGGCTTAATAATTTCTTGCAATTCGGCTTCAGGTATTTCCTCTTCGATCTCTACAACTTCATCCTTATCAATAAACTTGGGAATACATGTTGCAATAATATCTTTCTTAAATTCCTCACGTTCAATATCTAGCAACATAGTCTCCATACGCTGCTCAATATACTTTTGAAAAGCTAATGGTTTAACCCAAAAGTCATCCGATATCATATCTGCTTTAAGTTCTGCGGCTCTACGCTCTACAACATCAATAGCCTCAATCAAGCAAAGCCACCTAGCGTACTCGTCTTTTTTTAGATTATGCGTTTTATTTCCAACAACCGTAATATTATTTTCGTTCATTTATAAATGGTATAAGAAATACTAAACCCGTTCAAGCACTTTATTTAGCGCATCTTGCCGAGAACAAACCCAATAAGGGTGCTATAAAAAGTGAGGGTGTCAAACTCAACACCACTTTTATGAAGTAGCTTAAAAGTACTTCTCAATACATCGAAGGCATCTTTTATAAAGAGAGCCTTGTCTAAATTATTCTTTTCTTTTAACTGAAGTCTTAATGAAGACTCTAAAACATCAAAAAAGTTTTCAACAAACTCTGCTGTAGTTTTGTTAATGCCTGTAGAGCTTGCAACAGCATTTTTATATATTTTATAAGGGACTTGCCCCTTTGCGAAAAAAAAGTCATTTGCTTCAGACTTAATCTTACTAAGACTCATAGGCGTATCATACCCAGAGACAGGCATAATTTGACTAGCAGGTACCTCTATATACTCCATCAAACTTCCTCCTTTACATTTTCAACTTGTTGTAAAAGTACTTGCGGGTCAGTAGCTACCGGTATAGTGGACAGTACTGTTTTTAATTTAACTAAAACATTAACCGTCTTATTACAACCCGGGCAGTTATATTCGTTCCGCTCATTTAACAAAATAGGGACAAAGCTTTTCACCCCACGATCGCAAGGACACGTAACTGTTGATCCTTGCTTACTCAACTCAGCCTCTCGCTCAACTATCAATCTTTCCTCTTCTATAGCTAACTTTTTCTCTGTATAGTCTCTATAAAAATAAAAACAAACAAACTGTAGCGCAACAAAAAAACCTAATGCGCTTAGAAAGTTAACATGCAAAAAGGTAAATGGCCAAGCAAGTACACTACCGACTAGAAATGTAAGGCCGAAACTCGATAAGAGCCTAGTAAACATGTATTAATAATATACGAAGCTTACTCTTTTTCAACTATCTTATTAAGCTGTTCTGTACAAGAAAATATAGCATCTTGTATGGCTTCCATTTTCTTGTTTAACTCTCTAATAGCTTTTATACCTTCTACATTATCTTTGACAACAGGGTTCACTAGACTATTTTGCAGTTGACGTCTAAAATCAGCACATTTCACAAAAATATCCCCAAGATAATCTAAGGCAAGTTCTAAGGGAAATGGTAGTCTTTTTGGAGCATTTGTGGTATTTCTATATCTATTAACAATATCCGCAACCGTAATAACCTCGGGCTGTAAATCACGAGTAGCTATGCCGCTTACCCATTTATTATATAATTTCTGTGAATCTTCACTTAAAACACTAGGCCTTTTGCTCACATATTATTTAATAAAGCTCTAATATTATTATCGTAAATAATAAATATAATATGAGTCTTTTCCAAAAGGAGTTTTTAGCCGTTCTAGAAGCAGATGAAAACCAAGCCGCACCAACAGATACTGCTGCAGCTGAGCAAGCAGCAATGCAACAGCAGCTAGATCCAACCACCGATCCTAAGGCACTTGATGCAAATGCGCCACAAGGTGTTGATCAAGCACGTGCAGGTCATAACGCAGCACAAAAGAAAATTCTCGGTACATGGATTAAGCAAGTAGCAGATTTTGTTGAGTTTTTAAATGGTGTGAGTCCTAATAGCGTTCAATCACAACTTTTCAATAGCAGCTGCGATACACTTTTCGAGCGCATTTCTACAAGTGAAAAGAAAAGAATTTCTCGCGTTGCTATGGAATTAAGTTCCTTTAACGAATCGTTAAAAGGCTATCTCATATCTGGTGACGAATCTTAATTTATTTGCGCAAGCGTAACACTACCCTTCAATCCACTATAGGTATGTTCAAGAATAAATTTCTCTGATATTTCTGTTATATTGTGCTTGATACAAACATCATTAAGATCTTTTATTTTGCCTAATTCTGTTGGCCATAGAAAGACACTGTGACCCTGCTTAAGTAAAAAAGCGGTCTTCTTTTTACTAGCTTTATCAACACGCTGATTGTCTAATATCCATATTTTGTTAAGTAGATTAAACTGACTTAATTGATTTTCTTGCTTCTGTGTGAATACTGAACCCTTGCCTTCATTAATACCGGCAACAGCCACACCGTTTTTTACGAAGCATGCATCCAAAGGACCCTCCGTAATAAAAATAGCTTTCCGCTTCACATCTACTCTATCGATACCAAACAAAGTCTTTTCACTATTTTGCTTTGAGAGGTACTTCGGCATAGGGTGTGCATTATTTTCTATCAAGGTGCGAGATTGATAGTGTACTATTTTACCATCAACGTCATAAAAAGGAATAATCAATCTATTTTTATGAACTTTATCTGTAAGACTAACCCAGAAAGTCTCCGGTCTATTGCAGGCATTGCTAAGGCGTCTTGTAGTCAGTAACTGTAATGCTGCTTTTACATATCTATTATCTTTATGGTATTGTATTTGTATACTATCTGAGAGGTTAATACTATCTTCAGGAAGTACACTAGTAACATTTTCAACAGCAGGCTCCTTAATATCGTGCACTAGATCTTGTGTATAATTGTCAGGGGTAGCGGAGAACTGATTGTTCTCTCGCATTATCTCAACATAGGTAAGATTAGCCACAGTCTGGATCCATCTCACAGGTCGTACACTTAAGCCGCAATTATGACAGAAGACTAAGTTCTTTTTTATAATATAATATAGACGTCGCTTCTTACCCCATGAATTGCCCTCACGACATGTAGGACAGCCACCGCTATACGACTTGGTTATCTTATTATATTTCGGATACCCAGCGTATTGGTAGAATTTAGAAACAATATAATCTTCGTTTAGTAGCACTACTATAGTATAAAGGAATAATTGATAATATCAATTATCAATTAGCTTCTGGCTTAATATCTTCGATACTAACTAAACCCTTACGGATAAAGGTACCGCTGGCGGGATCAATCCAATGTGCTTCTTTATGCAATTTATTACCAACAATACGTTCAACAATTCTAGGCTCCACAGGCTGACCGCTAATCGGGCTAGCTATCTTACAAGGTCTTACGTAATCCATACATTATTTATTCTCAACCACTGCCTTATCAACAGATTGGGCTCGCTTCTGAGACCTAGTCTTTTTATATTGTTCTATACAAACTGTATAGATGTCAGAGGGTAGTTGCTCTACTAAGGTTAGAATTTTAGATTTAATGCTTGATTCGAATACCTTTTTAGGTACTTCTCTAATATGCATTTTTGGTAAACTCAAAAACATATATACTTCATTTTGTTCTTCTGTATATACAAAAAACTCGCCAATATAATCACCAGTAGTAACGGCAAAAATATCCCTCTTACGTGGCTTTGATTTATTTCGAAAGAACATTTCTTGCAAAAAGCGAAATATCTCGCTCAAGTGATGTTATGGCTGAGGGCAATTCTAAATTATAGCTACGCAACTTTTCTGTACTTAAAACACAGTTGCTTCTATTAGCGACCGTGTTGAGTTGCTCAATATCAATAAACTGCCAATCCAGATTTACCACATCATACTTCTTTAATAAATTAGTTATTTCTTCCGCATTAAACGCTCCAGGATTGACCACGTTGATAGGACCGGACGGTATTTGTTTATAGATGTAAAGGAACTTACAAATAAATTCATTTAAATCATTCGTACTTGTTAAACTGTTTTTCATGCTTATAAGATTACTGTATTTGTAAAGCTTATTAAGATAATTTTTTGAAGCTAACGAACTGTCAAAGGGCATTCTGATACGCAAAATATAACCATAACAGTTTTGAAAAATTGTTTCACATGCATGCTTGCTCTTACTATAAAAGCTACTTTCATTATTAAAAAGACCGAAATTAGGTTCATCTTCTTCGGTGAATTCTTTTTCATAACCGCTATAAATACAACCGCTGCTAACTTGAATAGTTGGTATAGCAAAAGCATTACTCGACAGGACAATATTTCTCGGAACTATAACATTCCAAAACCAACACGCTTGTTTATTTTTCTCACAAGCATCGACATTCGGAGAACCAGTATAACCTGAACAGTTGATTACTGCTTCATATTCATTCGAGTGTTCTTTTAAATATTTTTGTAGAATTACTGGTGATGTGTAATCGAGCTGGTCTCTACTAAAAAAATCTACCTTAACATTATTGCGTAATAGTGTCTGCTCTAAACTCGTACCAATATAGCCTCTTCCCAACAATAAAATTGACTTCATTTCTCGTCAGCGCTACCCGGGTTACCTACTACATTAAAAATAAAACGATTTATAGCTGCCGATAATGCATCTGCATCCATTTGATTTTTTGCATGAATTATATTAACTGGCATACCATTAATATCATATCCTAAGACAATAAACGCGCTCAAATACTCAGAGATTAAACCAGTTAAGTTCTGAAGATTTTTAGATTTTTCATTCTTAAGTTGACCATGCTGCGCCATGTAGTCTTGTATAACAGAGCGAATGAGATCGTCAACCTGACCTTTATTCTTATGAAGATTTGAATCTGTTTGCTTCATATTTTTAGAGTCTTCCTTGTTATTTTTTTTGGGATGCTTCACTACTATATTTAGGGCGCTCAGCATAATAAGGAGAATTTTGAGGTGTATTTGCAATACCTTTACTAAGCAGATAGGAGATAATAACTTCAATGCTGTCAGTTTTAATACTGAAGTTACGAGGAATTGCTAACCCACCATCATTCAATTCAAACATAATTTCATTCATGAAGTGTTTATTGTGGAAACATGTAATAAACAAACTAGTAGACCCCGGATTAACAAGCACTGTCCAGCGACGGGGGTCATGCTCACCGAAACCATTGAATAATTTTAACGCAATAAAACCATTATCACGTAATCTCTTCATGAAGTAACCGGGTGTTGTTATTTTATTTTTTGAGCTCACTTGATTAAAGATGACGCTATATAGCGAGTTTTTACAGGACCGTCGAGTAGTTGAAATAATACGACCCCTAATTTTTGATTAATTTTACACTCTAACTGCTTTACTCTCACACTACTAATTATTCTTATCAATTCGAAGTTCAAGCATAAATTTGTTAATTCCTCTCCTTTGTATTCACTAAGGGGTATCGAAATACTGTCAACATTTTGACGAGCTCGATCCGTAAGGTCACCAAAGATCTTTCCTTCTTTTGAATATAGATATAATTTGTTACTCTCTGACGCAAAGGTAGACCCTCTAAGCAGTTCGATTAGTGATTTATATTGAATAACAAACTCAATTGGAAAATTTAAACTAGCTATTTTTGATACATTTACCTTGGGCGCAGTAATGATACCATCTTCAAGCAAATGATATTTAAAGCGTATCTCAGGACCGCTGTAGTTGATATTATTTTTATCTACAGTAATCGTAAAGCTATCTGTACTGATACACTCAAATGCCTTGATAACCTTTTTAATGTCTGAAATATTTAAATGAATAGGAACATCAATATTAGTATCAACTTTGTACTGTGAATGAAGTATTACTGAGGTATCAGAAGTACAAACTAGGCTTGAAAAACCTTCCCCATCCAAAGTTACGACACAACTATCATTTAGCTTGCCTAATGGCTGTAGAAAGCCATTTATAAAGAGTTTTTTATCAGGAATATTTACATTCACAAGGATTATTATATACTACAAAAACGAAAAGCAATCAGGTTGTTTTAAATAAGTCAACAATACGGTCTAACCTATCAAGAATACGATCTAACTTATCATTGATAGTGGTGGGTGTTATCGGCTTATTAAAATCAAAAACTAATTGATTTGGATCTTCAGCAGGCTGCTGTACTGTAACTGCAACTGGTGGCGCTTGTTGTGACTGTATTACAGGCTGTTGTACAACCTGGATAGGATTAAATTCAATTGTTGGTTGAAGGTTAGGCTGTTGAGGCGTTGTCTGATCTGTAGTTATTCGGAAAACATTCTGCAAATCTGTTTTAACACCAGAAATGTTCTTAGAGGACCCAACACTTTGGCGGTCGATTTGCTTGAGCTCAGCTAACGTAGTACCAAGTAATGCCATGATGGCATTCTTGCCTTCTACACTATTAGGATCAACTGCAACAAGACCGTCAGACATTAATCAAGCCCCTCAAGCAACTTTTTAACAGTGTCATCTTCGAGAACATCTGTTGAATCGGTCGCAGAGGGGGTTGAAGCTTCAGACTTATTCGCTTTAACCGGCTTGGCATCAGTGTCAGACGCCTCCGATGAACAATAGTAATGCTCATCGAGCATCGATTTCAACTCTTCGTAACTCTTTACAGTAAAGACTGACTCGAGATCGATAATATTTTTATAGGTATCATCAATCTTACCCTTATCTAACCCTTCAACAGCTCTAGGCATCATAAACTTACTACTAACATAAGTCGGGTAATCCCCCTGCTGCTCTACTTTAATCTTTAGATTACAGCCCTTATCGGTAAGATCAAAAATACGAGCACCGAGATCTTCAGACCCCTCACCTTCAATAGCGTCCATAATAATTTTATGGAGTTGCTTACCATAGCGTACAATCATTACCTTACCGTTATTATCTGGATTAACGGGGTCGTTTACGACATAGGCATTTACCAGCCACTTTTCAGATCGCAAAATAGCACGGGCTTTAGTCTTCTCATCTTCTGTTCCAGTCTTAAGAGTTTTATAACGAACCTCGGCAATAGGATCACGAGCACCAAAAGACGTCGGGCTCACCGTATAAACATACTGACCGGTACAAAAACTAGTCCAGCCAAAAGTATAATAGTGAAAGAATGTCTTGGTTGGATTACCGACATTAGGAAGTAAGCGGACAGTATATGTATTGCCTACTTCAAGTTTCAAAATATCCTTATTACGGGATACGGGGTTATTTTTAGCAAGAGCACCTTTAATGCTCTCGAACATCGAATTGGTAATTGTACTCATATTGTTTATAATATATGATTAGTTTTTAAAATCAAGCAAGATTTTTTTTAATTTTTCGCAAACCAGCAATGGCCAGCTGTTTGGCGGACGTACTGCCTAAAAATTTAGTTCGGAAGACAGAAATGTTGTCGTAGATATCTCCTAAAGTAAATCTAAGCAAATCAGGGTCATGTAATTGCAATTGTTTTTCAAAATTGGCAAATACAAACAGATTATAGATGCTAACATTATGATTTTTAAGATGTGTAATAAAGGCATTTTGAATCCCATCTTTGTAGTTAGGGTAATCATCAACAGCAATTGCCTTTTCGTCACAAAACTGTTGTATGAACTTTAACCCCTTGACAATATTCTTAAGATGATAGCTATCATCAGGTGGTAGTAGCAGCTTCTTCTTTAGTGACATGGTATAAACCTTTATTGCTTTTGGTGAAGAGTAAAAATTTAAATCAAAGCCGCTCTCACCGGGGTAAATTGTATACGGTGCATTAAAAAATTCTGTTACATCAACATTTTTATTTCGTGTAAAGAAGTTTTTGAGACGTAGCACGTGGGATATACAATTGACTCTTCAAAACCTTCCCACTGCTTTCTGAATCTGAAGGGTAAACCACTCTGGGTTCTAGAAATCTTTAAATATGTATTGTAAATTAGCTTATCTAGTGTCATTTTTTGCGGTGATTAAGATATTTCATTATATATTTGCTCTTACACAAGGTAGGATCAAACTCTAAGAATATTCTAACCGCTGATACATCATCTTCAACATCCATAATACTTTTAAATAAGTTTTTTACTCTAAGATCTTGAAGATAAAGAAGCAAAATGTTTGCAAGATTGTATTTTTTGTTAAAACATATACAAATATAACTGCAAAAGCATCTAAAAAGATGATCTACTTCCTCGCGATGTAAATTACTAAAATTCATACAATTTCAATGACTTACTGAGATTTATAACGTGTTTAATCAAAAGCTAGCTTAGGGATTCTCGCTCATTGACGTCAGTGTCTTTGTAAACTGTATAGCCTCCTCACTCTCATTTATTGTATCATCTTCTGTAATTACTAGCGTGTTATAATCAATCTTAAGGGCAATACTACCGAAATTAGGCCCGAAACGATTTTTTGACATGCCAATATTAATAAGACCGAGTTCTTTATCTTCATCTTTTTGCCAAATAGATATAATTGCATCGGACGTTGTAGCAAGACCGATACTTTCAGAGATAGTTTCCAATCCAGGATTATCTACATTATACCCAGACCGATTTAACTGTGTCGCAGAAACAATTGGACACATAATATCATAACTAATTGCCCTAACTTGCTGTGCACAATACAGAATTCGTTCATAACTATTATTGCCTAGAGGACTGTGTAGCAAATTAAGATAATCGAGCACAATTAAATCAATCTTAATACCTTTCTGCATTAACTTTTTAATAAAACCTTTGAGCTGAAACGGAGTTAATGTGGATGGTGGGAATTCCTTAATAATAATTTTAGATTTTTTACCCTTAGCTATATCTTTTATCTGCTGTTTAAGAGATTCTGACTCTTCTTTAAGATGACTAAGCGGAATACTCGTAATAGCTGATGAAAGTCTTCTTGCATACATCATCTCACTCATTTCTAGTGATACAAGCAATACATTTTTACCCTGCATTGCGACATTTGTTGCAACGTTACCAAGGAAAATACTCTTACCAACGTTAGTTTCACCGGCAAAAACGTACAACGACCTACCATTTTCAAGAAACCCCCCACCTAATTTGTTATCTAACCACCTCCAACCCGTCTTTACACATGGTTCTTCTCTGTGTAAATCAGAAACAAACCTATCAACCTCGCCAAACAACTCCAAACCCATATTTTGAGTTAAGTTTACACCTACAGCCTTTTCAAATTTCTCTAAAAGTTCTGCTGTATTAAGCTGTTTACTGTCCAGCCTCTCGGCTGCTTCAAGTAGCGCGTTATAGACACCCTTTTCCTTGAGAAAAATCTCTGTATTTTCTACCAACTCACTTCTATTGAACTTTTTATCTATATCGGTAAAGGATATTACAAGCTTTTTGAAATTTTCTTTTAATTCATCCGTAGTTAAGTACGCTTTTAACTCGGTATGAGTGGGCACAGTACCATGCTCTTTGAAAAAGCTTACAATAATACGTACAATATTCTTTGTATCAATATTTTTAAAGAACTTTACATCTAAATGATCTATCACAGAAGATAGAAACACAGGATCAACCAAGCAATTATACGCAATAATGTGCTCGTAAAAATCTAGATCTAGAGTTTTCTTAGATGGGCTCGTTATTCCATTTTCGAATGAAGGCTTCATTACTCTTATTCCACTCCTTATCGTTTAAATCCCTTAATCCTGGGCTCTGATGATAGATTAATATAGGCCATACACCTAGTTTAAGCCGGTTCGCGTTGCAAGTCAAGCTAAAATCAATGTCATAATGGTGCCACATGAATTGTTCATCAAATCTAGCTCTGGCACCACGTATTTTTCTGTTATCTAAAGCTAAAAAGACACCATCTAGTACAGCAACCCGTGCAGGTGATGGTCCGAATGTTGTAATAGCCATACTTTCCTCTGAAACTGGGTGAGCTGCAAAGCCTCTATAGTATTCCTTTGAAATCATCCAATGCCATAGATTCTTTTCTTTAATTGTTGGGTTTAAACCACCAGCAACCCCGACAATATCAAAGCGCTTTAAAGCTGCCCTTAATGTTTGCAGATTACAATACTCTAGACTTATGTCATGATGACATAAAATGATAATATCGTATATAGAATTCTCTTTATTTGTTATAACACTATTGTAATACTCTGATAGACCTATAGTTTTGTTATTATAGACGATATGTAGGTCTATATCTTTTAAATCCTTACAGCTACGTTCGAGTAAACAGTCAGAATCAAGCGGACTTATAGCGAAAATACCTATTTTACTCACGAATAAATATTAATAGATAGATATAAATAATCAAGTATTATGAATTTAGATAGCAAACTAATGTTTGAAGCGTATATCACTAGTAAACAACAGATTTTAACTGAAGCTCCAATTGAAATGGGTGGGGATATTAATGTCGAGCCTGTAACAAAAAAGACTTTACCTGGCCAAGGCAAGGGGTATGGTGCCGGTGCTATTACTAAAATTGCAGCAGCGCAAGGTAAGTCTGAAGAAGATGTTGCAACAGAGATGGCAAAAACGGTTCTAGATTATACAAAAGAGAAAAAAATGGTTGATGGTAAGGAGGTTTACTACTTCCCTGGTGATCCAAAGACATTCATTAACGAACTAACACCAGTTTTTAAAGATAAGTTTGGTATTCCTGCTTCCATGGCCGGATTTACTGTGAATTATATTTTAATATATCTATTAAATGCTAAAAAGACTTCTGGTGGATTAAAAATGGATGCACAAAAAGTAAAAGCTGCAAAAGAAATGAAAGCTGCTACAAAAGCCGAACCAAAAACAGAGACTGTGTATGAGATTGATAAGGCTGTACGTATTCCTGAGAAAAATTTAAGAGCTCTTGTGCTTAGTCTGCCTGATGATGATGTGCCTGAGCGTGAAATCCTGTCAGTTGTAAAAACAGCTTTGCAAGAGTATAATGAAACACCTGGCTTGGCAAAAGAAGATGCAATTAAAATGAGGTCTCTTGAAGTTGTAGACAAATTAACAGAATATGGTGTACTCAAAACAAAACAAATTGAAAAGGCCCAAGCTGAAGGTGAAGGCTCTGGAGAAGTAGAAACTGTTGAAGATTTTCCTGAAGGTGATGACATTTACTCAGCAGCCAAACAAGAATTTCGCTTGAGAGATACACCAGGTGATAAGAATTACGGTGACTTCAGTTAACTGAAGAACGGGCTATTAAAATCAAAATTTGCCACTGAAGTTAGTCCCTCTGGGGTTACCTCATACACAACACCTTCTTCAACAGCTTCACTTCCTTTGAACTTTACACTACTAAAGGTATTATCAATTTTATTTGCAAACAAAGTACTGCCACACCTGGCTATATATACCCCCCTGTAGTCAGTGTTTATAATCCATAAACCAAAAGTGCCTTCAAGGTGTGAGAGAGCAGTTGAAATTATCTCAACTGAATGGCCCTGTGAATTGACAGCTTGCTGGATCTTGTATAACATAAGTGGAATGGTGCTCGAATCTACTGGGTTCTTCCACTTTGGATCAAACTGTTGCTTAATTTCATCAAAATTTGTCAAAACACCATTGTGTGCTACAATCCAATTCTCTGTATTGAAGGGGTGAGACGTTTCCCGGGAATACTTTCTCTTCGAAGAGGTTGGTGCTTGTGTATGTCCTAGTAAATAGAGCGGAGACATCCCAGCATCTTTCAAGCTTTTCTTAATTTCTTTGTCCATATCTTTAACAGCAACAGTACCACTCCAGCGATGTACAATAACATTGCTGTCTGTGGTTAAAATGGCTAAAGATGTGGAGAAAGTGCCGCGCTTGCGGTTTAAATCGTAAAGATCTAAGAATTGTTCTTGCTTAACAGCGCCAAAAATACCGCACATTTAAGTATTATAGTCATCATAATCGATTTTTCTACAATTATACTTCTGCCACACGTGAGATAAGTCTTGTTTGTATGATTGTGGGTCAATGAAACCTGCATTAGCAAAGCCTTTAATACGCAAAGCGCTGCTTGCAGAATTAGCATCCGCTTCAGTTTCTCCTGAATAGCAAGTATATGTCTTACTAAATTTAACTTTTAACCTTACACCCTCTTTAATAATGTCAGCCTTGACCATCTTTATTAACGGTGCTTCTATTTTAATTTGAACTTCACGATTTAGCGCAAGCACATCGTTAATCGTAGGCAAAAATTCTGGACTTGCATCCCAATAACCGGCCAAGCTGTCAACTCCCGTCGCGCCATGATATACTTTAACCGCACCCACCGCTTCAGCATAAGCAGCAGCAACACTCAAAAACATCATGTTACGGTTAGGCACATACGACTTGGGTTGCGCCTCACCAGCAACCTCTCTTATATCAGGCGTATCAATATCATTGTTTGTAAGGCTGCTTGTTGGAGCTATATCTCTTATAAACCGTACATCAATAGTCTTAAACGCACCGCATTTTTTTTCATTGGCATGGTATGCTGCTAATTCCAATTCACGTAAATGGCGTTGACCATAATTAAAGGCAATTGCAAATACATTCTCTGATCCCGCCTCTTCACATGCTTTGTATAACAAAACTGTGCTATCCATTCCACCACTTATTGGAATTACAATTTTATTTTGGCTCATGAGATATTTTTGTAAGTTCTGGCGAATATTGTGGAATTATTACACCATCTTGTGCATCTTTTATATTCTCAAATTTTGCTGTACGTGCTCTTAGCTCGCTCGAGGAGTATACATGCTGTCTTTTATGGTAAAAAAGCTCAATACCATTTTCAATACAATACTGTTTGCCAGTAAAGTCTCGATCTTTATATTCCTCACTTAAGAAGCGAATGTGTATTGTTTGTGTCTTAAGAAGTTGGAGCAAATCAAACTCCGTTTCATAAACAATTATTTCATCAACATATCGACATGCTTGTAATTGTACAAATCGTTCATAAGAACTTTGCACAGGCCTATTTTTTATACCAGGCCTATCAATTGTTGGGTCTATCTGTAAAGCAGCAATCAAATGATCGCAATGCTGCTTTTCCATCTTTAGCATCGTTACATGACCAGCATGCAACAAGTCAAAGGAACTACAGTTAAACCCTATTTTCACACGTCTTCTTTTGAAGATTTAGCAGCTTTTGTACTCTTAGGGGACTCCACAACAACGTCCCCAGTAGCATTACCATACTTGTAAGCAGCTTCCAGCTTTTTATCAAGAAGCGGGATCAACTCTTCATAGAATTTTGAATCTTTAGTAAAGTTCTTTGCATACCCTAACTTAGTGCCATCAGGTTTTTGGTATGTGGCACCAGTTTGAATAATGAGGCCATGATTGACTGCCATCTCAAGCAAACCACTATATTTGTCTAAACCGGTTAGATAATTTAACTGAATACTTGCTTCTAGAAATGGTGGAACAAAACGATTTTTCACAGTTAATGCTCGCAATGTTGCACCGCTGTAGTTTTTTGCTTCTGGAAGAATAGTATCATCTTCATTATTTGCATCTTGCTTTTCATTTCTCTTGGCCAACTGTACAATGACACTAGCCATATACAATGGACCACTACCACCACTCTGACTTTGTACTAAAGAAGGATACAATGAAGCAGGATCACTGTAAGTGTGGTTAGTCATTAAGATAGTAACACCAGCACGGCCCGCTTTATAGGTCAAAAGACGTAACAAACTCTTTAGCCCCTTCGCTCTTGTGCCCATGTCAGAAGCTCCCTTGTCTTTCTCAGCATCAGATACTTCTTTACTACTTGCAAGATTGCCCAAGCTATCCAAGCTGATAATAAATTTACCTTGCATGTTGTGCTCAACAATACTATCAAGGAATGTACTAATCTGATTTCGTGCATTTTCTACTGTATATACCGGCACATATTTGGTTTTATCGGGGTCTAGACCAACTCCTGCAGTGGTATTCTTATCAATGGCAAACTCTGTATCAAAAATAACTGGAGTTATGCCCTTCTTCTGGGCAATACCAAGAATTTTATTGACCAACAGAGTTTTACCTGTCTGCGAGGGGCCAGCAAAGATAACTAGACGGCCCTTCGGGACACCACCGTCCTTTAACTTACCAGACACAATTGCGTTTAATGCATAGCACCCGGTATCATACCAAGTATCCACGTTACAAAGCGCATTCTCCGAGAGAAATGTTGCTTCTGGGTTAAGCGCGTCTAACGATTTAAATGCTCTTGAGAGTATTTCGTCTTGGTTCATTATTCGTCAAATAGCTTAATTACTGGTGCGTCTTTGCCTTTGCCTTCGTTAACCGGCTTTGCAGCGGCAAAGATTCTTGTATACTGTTCGCCGATCTTTGGATCTAGCTTTACAGCAGACGTGACAATGCTATTTTTCGAGAAATTAAATACTGCTCCTTCATTTCTCGATTTCTCCTCAATAAATTCCTTAAAAAATAATGGAATCAATTGAACTTGTAATTGTCCGCTCTGATTAGGGCTAACATGAAGTACTGCTGGATTCTTTACAGAAAGACCAGCTGCATCTTCAGATACCTTCTCAGCTAGGACTGTTTGACCGACATGATTAATGAATACTGTTATATTGCTCATAAGATTAATATAATGGCTCTTTTGAGAAAATCAAGCACCAAGTAGCTCAAAAAGATCACATTGTGTGGCTTCACCGGGTTTTCTTGGTGACCAACTAACACATTCATAAAATCTTTCTACAGCACTATAGATAATTTTTTCAAACATTAGCTCTGTATCTGGCTGGAAGATCTTCTCAAACTCTTCAGGGTAATAATATTTGTAAGCAATTGCATTAATACCGTATCTATTCGGCTGCTTTACATAAAAATATCTAATCTTGTCACCACTACCAATAGATTCATATTTTTTATCTACGTTAAGGGTCTTCAGAAGCATATTATGGTGATATGCTGCTTTTACGTGTATAGGCATTGACTTGACCGTCCTAAACCCATCACATTTACTAGAATACTTCTCATACCCTTTCAATCCTGTTACGAAAGAAAAATCGCTAATCGGAAGCCCTTGGAACACATCATAAGCCTCTGTAATCACTTCATTAGTCTTTTGCTGATCTTGTGTGAGTAACATAGTCTCTACAATTTTCTTAGCTAGCGGCTTGATTGGAGCAGGCATAGTAGTACGGGCAATCTCTACACCTGTGTACTTGAACTTATTACATGGTATACCCTCTTCATCTAGCACACGAATAACATAGCGTTTTTTCTGTAAAAATAGACCAACATCACAAATTACCTCACGCTTAAAAGTAATTCTACTATCAAGACTGTTGAGATTTTTTTCACACCATACTTGTATTTGCTGATTGAGATGCGTTTCAATACCATTTACTAAATTATGAAATTCTGGTGTAATTTTAGACTTACTGTCTATCGCATTAATATTGAGAGTCTTGACTAAGCTCTCTAGAGAAATATAACTAGAATCCGTATCATTATAGATAATTGGCGTATTTTTTTCAATCTCTTCAGCACTTAATCCAGACTTTTGTTGGATATAATCTGTTAAAATCTTATTGCCCTGTTTAATAACCGCTTGACCAGTCAGAGTAATGCTTCTGGCCAAATCATCATCGCCTAGAGGGAAAACCTTATTACCTAACGCACCGTAGACCGTATTAATAAAAATCTTGATTGTATGTTGTTTGATATTCAAAACAGAGAGTTTGTCTTTCAGTTCTTGATACATAGGGTCCTTTTTATCTAGTTCTGATAATTGTCTCTTAATTTTCTTATGCTCCTTTCTCACCTGCACACGAAGCTTATAGTACTGGTCAACCATTTCCGGTATAATGCCCTTATGCTTCTGACTAAAGAGTACTTTTGCTTTACTGATAGCTAACTTTTCCTCTTGAACAAGCTTTGCAAACTTAGCCATAGGAACAACTACCGTTCTACTATTAACATCACGAATAGTAACATCTTTATCCGTTTGTGATTCTATTACACCCATCTTAGTTTCAGGTGAAAGATTGAGAGTAATCATAACAGATGGGTACAGGCTATTGGCGTCAAAACTCACAATGTATTTTTGAAATCCACGCTTTGGATCCCCGACATACGCACCTTCATTCTGCTTACCGTCATCCGCACCACGTATAAAAGTAGGTATTTTTTTATTTCTATAGCGTGCTCGAATAGCACATGCACCAATAATTACACTCATACTGCCCATCGCAGCTTCCATGGTCGTCAAGCCGGTATAACTTAGCATTCGGAGTAGTTCAAAGTATTGCAGCTTTTCTTCAAGCTTAATCAAAAGTCGAACGTCTTGTACGTTATATTCAACAAAGGTATCCCAATCTGTGTCGGCCAGAGTACTTAAGTTAGTATTACCAAAATCTATTTTAGATTCTCCTAACTCAATTATGGCAATATTATTAAGCTTATAGTTTTCTCGCAAAACCATGCAAAATCTCTTGTAAATATCAAGATAATCTAAACAAGAGATACCGTCTATATACCATCGAACCTGCTCTCTACCGAACTGGCCTTTCAGGGTTCTACTATGGACTCTACCCATGGGGCTCAGGCGACGCACCGTGTCATCATCAAACAACACCCTGATGCGATTAATTAAATACGGTAAGTCAAACAAAATAGAATTCCAACCCAAGAGTACATCTGGATAGTCACTCTCTATATATGTAATGAACTTTAAAAACATTTCTTTTTCTGTTTTACAGAAGTAGAATTTATGATCCGCAGCAGTCTTGGTATAAGGTTTTGTACCCCAGGTTATGTACTTTTTACTTAGACTGTCATAAATTGTAATAACATTTACAGCATGATTAGCTGTCTCTACATTAGGAAAGTCATCAACAGAATATGTTTCGATATCAAGAAAGAATAGCTTAAGAGGGAACCTTGAAAACTCTGTCGATTCATTATGTTCCCAGAAATTATCAATTAAAAATTGCTGACCTGGTGAAAGATTTTCAAATACTCTAACTGTATCTGTTTCTTTTAAATATTTTGACTTTTCAAATTGATTCTTAAAAACTTTTTTCTTAAGATTAGTATTGAAGATACTAACTGCGTCCTTTGCATTGTTAGATTCTAGGTAAATATAGGGCTTGAATGTAGAATCAATAGCAATTCTATTACCTGATGCATCCCAGGTGAACAGCCGAATAAGCTCCTGCCTAGGGTCGTATGCAATATTTCTATAGCCTATCATCTTTTTATTATAATGGAACTTCTGTATTTGGCAAATAAATTATTATATGGAAAAAATCATGCAATTCTTTAATTTTGAATTACCTTGTCCATCAGAAATACCGGAGTGTGATCGTGTCCGAATTGAATATGTAGATGAGCTCAATAATTTAAAACGCCAAGGTGGTTGTGGCAGATGTGCAGAAAATACGTTAAAAAATAAATTTATTATTCGGCTTCAAGCTATACTTAAGTCGTAATATTATTAATTTTATTTAACTTCTTGCGCTCTGGGCTACCGTACGGGTATTTAAATAGTTCTTCGTAGCAATCTATATTATCCTCCATCCATCGGGCTTCGGCCCTCTTATATGCAGCTGCGCACAAATTCATATATCTGCCCTTCTTGCTTAAAACATCGCGAATTACCTTAATCATTTCTTCGCCTGTCTTAAATTTAAATTCTGCATCTTTATATGTACATAGATCTTGACACGCGATTGGTAATCCCAAGCAATTGGCCTCGATCCACTTTAGATCTGATTTACTCTTATTAAAAGTATTATCTTGTAAGGGGGCAACTAGCATATTAATTCTAAGATTTTTTAGCTTTTCACCGTAATGGTAGAGATTTATCCATGGATGGAATTCAACTAATCCTTGTTCAACTAAAGGTCGAAGAGGGAGAGGGAACGCACCGAGAAACACCCACTGAAACTCTCTATGAGTCTCGTATATAGCCTTAATGACATGGGCAAAATCGTCATTTTGATTCACCCGATTTTCCACATCAAAATGTGCTCCAGAGCCTGCATATAGAATTCTAGGCTTACTCTTATGAGCGTCATAGTTACTGCTTATTGTCTTCTCATCATAAAGTCTTCCGAGCCAAAACTTTGGTGGGAAGTTAGGTATAACTGTTACACATTTATGCCCCGTCTTTTCTTTGTAATACTCCTTCATGAAATCACAGGTCACAGTTATCTCATCACATAGAGACATAATCTCTTGCGCATTCTTACGAATCTCTGGATCCACGAAAGCGGTCTTAAATTTGTTATAATCGGGGATATCTTCACTAAACACAAGATCATCTATTTCGTATACAATTCTAAATCCATGTATCTTTGATACGTCTCTTAAGAATTTAACAAACTGTAATTGTGAAGCTGTGGCTTGTCGCTGTACTCTGACAACCTTGACGTTTGTATACCAGCGAGGGTCTAAAACCATAACTGTACTGCCGTGCACGGTTATGCTGCCAAAAGCATTCAAAAGCTGTTCCGGCCAAAGCATACGCCAGAAGCCGCACCCAGAATAATCTGCATAATACTGCACCACGCGTGGTAGGTTCACATCAGCAGGTGGTGTGTTATCGGCTTGTAAGGTGGGCGCTTGACCAGGCATTGGCGCAGCTAAAGAACCGGCAAGCGGTACAATTTGGGGTATATTTCTTAAAAAAGGGGAAGCAAACTCACCAGTATTAAACATATACTATATCTATAATAATCTAACAAAAAATCAAGTAGTTTGTGTAGAGAGAGTTGTGATCCCGTTTCTCTTCTCGAGAAAGATCAAATCACCAGTTACAAACCGGGCGCACTCTTTTCTATGTGATATAACATATACACCAAAGTTATTTTTATTTACAAATTCATTCAAAAGACTGAGAACTAGTTCGACACCTGTTTCATCTAAGCTAGTATCAAGTAATTCATCATAGAATTGTATATTATAAAAGATATTACCCTGTAGTCGTAACATATCAATAAATGCAAACATAATAGCTAAGTCTATTGCTTTACGCTCTGCACCGCTAAAATTAAAGTAACTTGTAAGTTTGCCTTTATCGTTAATAATCTGATCCTCAAAGTACTCATTAAATGAAATAATAGCTGTGGAATTAAGCTTACTGAGATAATAGGTAAGCTTACTATTAAACAAATCTAATATACGCCTTACAATAAAACTCTTTACCCCCTCTTCACTTACTACAAATTTCACCGTATCCATCAAATTTAGTACTTTCTTAAATCCCTCTACCTTCTCCTGCAAGGTTCCCAATTTTTGTGTAGCCTCTTCAATCATAGTTGTAAGGCCTGTACTTGTATCGGTAAGATGCTGCAAGTCTTGATCTACTTGTTTGTTGTAATCCTCCAACTGCTTGACACGCTTTTCGTCGTGTAACTTTTGCTGTGCTTGTAACTTACTTTGATTGATATTATTTTGACCCTTTTTAATCGCATCGTTTACTTTCGTTTTAAGAGTATTGATCTCACTTATCTTTGACTCTAGCGCTTTAATTTCAGTCTCCTGCGATTTAATTTGTTTCTTGTAATTTTCCTTACTCTCTTTAATATGTTTTGTATCGTGTTCAGTAATAGACTTCAAGCAAGTCGGGCACGTATCCTTATCAGTACCAATTTTACTCATTGTTGTGAAGCAGAACTCATTTGTTGTTTCTAGTGAAGCGACCTGTTTGCCTAGCTCTTGTATTTGATCATCGCATTCAGCTATTTTTTTAGTAAGCAAAGTTATATTTTTAGTTACATCATCTACATCAATAGACTTAATATTCTCGAGCTTCTTTGTTAAGACAGCTAACTCCTTTGTATTATCTACACGTCTTTTTTCGAGTAAAGCTTTTCGGTTTGTATACTCGGTATGTGCCTTTATTTGTTGTTCTTTTAGTCCATCAACTACCCGGCGGACCTCTTCTTCTCGAGCTGATTCAGTATCTAAGTCTTTCTTAACATCTGATTGTTCTTCGCGAAGTTCATTAAGCATCTTACTGAAAATTTCTAGATTAAAAATACCCTCAATAAATTTACGCTTCTCATTTTTCTTTTTAGCCATGAAAGGTACGGTATTATTAACAGTCATTATAACACAGTTTTGAAATAATTCTGAATTACATTCTATAAGCTGAGAAATATACTCTGTTGTATTAACAATACTATCTCTGGTTATGTCTCGTTGATTATGGTATAGGAAACACTTACTTGGTTCTAATGTACGGACAATTTCATAGCTCTCTACACTTTCACCGTTTATAATACTAAACGATAAAGCAACTTCACACGTTTTACCTGTTATATTATTAATAATAAATTCTTTTTTAAGCTCACGAATAGTAGTACCAAATAAAGCAAAATGTACAGCATCGGGTACAGTGCTTTTACCCACACCATTACGCCTATCAATCTGATCGCGATTAATACCAGTAATACCATGTAACCCGGGCTTAAAAGATATAATAACTGGTGTATTACCCACACTAAGAAAGTTCTTTATAATCAATTTATCAAAAATAACCTTTTTCATTTACAACTATTATAAAGCGATACTGTATACTCTATAACCTCCTTCTTATTTTGAATATCTAACAAATTAACAAAATCAGAAATTGCTTGACCAATATCTACACCGCTCAAGTCAACCTCACTTTGACAAGCTTTACCGAGCTGATCAAATGTAGCTATATGATCTACAACTAAGCTCAGCGGAGTTACTGTGTTGATCTTAGTTGTAATCTTCTCAAGATCGCTACTATCAATGGTCTTATCAATGGATAATTTAACAATATTATTACTAAGAAGCTTTTTAGCTTCCGATTTAAAATCTTTAAGTTTTATAAGATCAGACAAAGAGACCTTTATATGTTGTGGTGATATTGTATTAGGAAAAAACTCATACTTTAAATTATTGAAATCCATTATGTAATACCCTTTTGTTGAACCGGTATCACCAAAATCAAGCTCGAAAGGCGATCCAACATATAGAATTGTACCTTTTTCATACACTCTCTCTTCTCTTAAATGAAAGTGACCGGAGACCACAAAGGGGGCATATTTAAATAAATCCGCAGACTTAAACCCCTCATCGCATACCTTGAAGGTATTCATCTTGAAGCTCTCAATTTCAAAATGACCAAACATAATATCGCAGCTCTGTAAATCATTTAACCCTGTACCCCAGGGAGCAAAAAATACTTCTTTACCGTGTATTTGTTTGAGTGTAGGTTTGTCTAGAATTGTAATATTAGGTCGCCCATCTAAGATGCTAATACTATTAACACGGCTATCGTTCTTGTAGAACGAATCATGATTGCCTGTAATCATGGTTATATTGAAGTTTTTAAAAATACTAAGAATAGTACTTGCGTGATGAAGTGTGTTTACTGTTATCTCGCTACGACTATGAAAAAAATCACCACAAAAAATTATCTGGGTAATATCCTTTTCGGTTAATTCGTTCACCAACCATTTAGCCCACTCTAAAGATATATCATGCCACGATGGGCTGTTCAAATGAACACCCAGGTGAAGATCGGATATTATAGCTACTTTCTTATTCTGACTCATCTATAACGCTTAAGCGTTACTTTGATTATAAAGACTGTTATCTAGAACTCCATGATCTTTAGTACAAACTCGGATCCCGGTTTCATCTTCGTCTTTATTAATAAGACTATCGTAATTGCGTTCCCGAAAATCTGTAATTAGTTGATGATGTTTCTTTTCTTTCTTAATGCGGCTAATGAACGCATGAAATGCAATTGTTGTGAAGTAACTAAACGGGCTAAACCCGTGATCTAATTTAAATTTCTTATATTTTAAGGCTTGGTACATCTTAACTATGGCATCGCCCATCATCTCATCACGATAGCTGTAATTAATAAAATTAGGTGCAAAAGATAACCCATACGCTATTCGTCTTATAGCATCAGCCAAGTATTCAGTCATATTATCTGTTTTATAAAACTGTCTAATTTCTTCTTCGAACTGCTTACTGTTTACATAGTGCGGTTTTTCAGAAGGCTTTAATTTTCGTTTCTTTCCTTTGGCAGCCCCCTCACCGGTAAGAGTTGCTACGACAGAACTAACTATGGCCAGACTAACAGGTAGCTCTACTTCCTCTTGCTTTGCCTTTAAAAGTTTCTGCTTATTTTTTGGTTGTTTTTTTATCATAAATTTTTAATATATAAGGCGTCGCCCCATCCAAATTCAGTAATATTAGTTTCGACTCGTGAAAAATTTAACTTTGCTAGAAAATTATCTAATTCGTCCATGAGTACACAACCTTCATATAGTTCCATTATATTAACTTCAGTATTTAAAGCTAGTACGTTATTTAATGTTTTCCTACCGCCTTTTAATACTCTTAGCTCATACCCCTGTACATCCATATGAATATAGTTGTATTCTGGGCCAAAATTATATGAGTCTAATGTTTTGACAGGGAAGTTATAAATCATATCATCTCGAAACACAATTGAAGGGTGCTTCTCAAGATGCAGTTTAGGTTTAAGGAAAGAGCTCGCCTGACCACCACCTGCTGTATGCATAGGGAGTATTTCTTCTGCATCACCTAGGCCAACATTAAAAGTCTGTACGTGGTAGGAGCTATCAATATCTTTCAAAGATTCTAATAGCTTTTCATATGCTGATGGTCGCGGCTCAAAAAACGCTAACTGTTTAATTCCATTTTCTTTATAAAAAGGTATCTCCTGACCTTCATCTGCACCAATAGTTATAGCGCCGGTCAAATTTAAGTTATATTTTTTAATAAAGTTCATACTGGTTTTTCGGCTACTTTTTTAATTTGGTATGGTATTTGTTCCTGTTCGTAAAGAGATTGTCGTTTAAGCTGGTGACGCTTACCATATGTAAATTGATCTGCTATATCAATAATATATAGCTTCTCTTTAGATGTGTGCAGTCTCAACCCTCTTCCAATACTTTGAATAGTGCGCACCTTTGCCTTGCCGCCGCCTGCAAACACAATAAAGTGTAGATTTTTAATATTTACCCCTGTACTAAAAATTTTACTAATAGCAACACAGACTACATCATTGCTTTTCTCCATTAAATCTCGCACTTGCTCTCTATCCTTTACTTCAACTTCTCCTCGAATAAAGAAAACTTTCTTTCGATTACAAGTAGATGTTAATACTTGCTGTAGCTCTTCACCGTGGCGAATAAAATCTACAAGTATTAGTACGTTGTTAGGAGCATTATTACAAAGAGCAGCAATTGTGTTATTGCGAAAAGTATTAGTAAACAGAAATTCTAACTCAGCTTTATATCGTTCTGCAGGATTAGAAAGCTCCGTTATTGCTGGAGGCTTCGAATTGTAATTCATTTCTAAGATATTTGCATTAACGTTAGAAATATACTTCTCATTACGTAGCTGATAACTGTTCTTCTCGTAGATAATAGGTCCTATCTTACCGATTATATTCCATTGATCGAGCTTTTCCTCAGGCATAGTACCAGTAAACCCAAATCGGATATTTGTTTTCATTTTCTTAATAATCTTATTAACCTGATTACCACGACGAGCTTTATGAATTTCATCAAACACTAACATATCAATATCCTCAATCCAGTCCAAATTAGATTTTTCTGACTGTAAGATTCCTAAATTAGCTATAATAACGTTTGCGGCACACCCCTTGTCGCCCTCGAGGGGATTGCTTCCTGTCCACTTACGAGTTGAAAATGGTACATTATAAGATGTAAAGTCAGAAAACGTTTGCTCAACTAATCCCAAATCCGGTACTATTAACAAACACTTAAAATTATTCTTCATATAAAAGAAATTTGATAAAAGAGATGCCATAATTAATGTCTTTCCGCCTGCGGTTGCCAGTACAACTACCCCTCTCCCCGTATCAAGACATCTGGTTACAACTGCTTTTTGATAATCTCTTAATTCTAGAGAAAGATTATTGTATGGTTGATTGGTGTAATGAACACCCTTTTGATATGTGGTTGGACCAGGTATAATGGCTTCAAGAAACTCTTTTGAAGCTCGAATTTGATCTTGTTTGCAGTAATCATTTTGAAGTAAGAACCTGGTAATTTCAAAAAACAAGCATGGGTCTAATCGACCTGCAGGGGTAATAGCATAAGTGCGAGATGGTATAAACCGCCCTCTCATTCTAGCAAATCTAGCACCTTCATTCTTTACAGAGAAATGTTCCCGCACATCATTTAAATGATCCCCTGTGAGGACCCCTGTGGTTTTGTTTTTATCTAAATCAAAATATACCACTATGCGGTCTCCATCTTAATTAATTCGATTAAATTTTTAATATCAAACCCAATACTGTGCATTGTCTTTTCTACCCGCTCCAAGAACTCTATAACAGCTTGACGCTCTCTAACTTCATTACTAATTGCCATTACCTGGCCATGTCTTTCAGCTGCATTTTGAAGTGTTGGTAAAGCTAGCTTCACCGCCGATTCTTTGCGCAATTCATCCACAACTTCATTTGCTGTTTTTTCCTTCTTTCTTAATAATTCATTTAAAGCAGCCTTTTCAAGCATAAGACGCGATACCCACTTTGCTTTCTTTGCTGGTAACATAAGTGCGGCTTCCTTTAAGTTAAGTTCATCCAGCTTAACATCTTCCTCTAACTCTAATATATATTTCTGTAGCAGACTCATAAATACATTATAGATTCATACATACAAAAATCAATACCATGAAAACGTTTAAAGAATATGTTATGCAAGAGGATAATACTGCCGGTGCAGGCGGGGTCTTCGGCGACGCACCTAGCATGGGACATGGCGGAGCAGTAGGAAATTCTGATTTTTATGCACCAGATGATATGCGAACACCCAAATTCTTAGGAGCAACGTTAGTCGGCAAAAAAGGCAAAAAACGGCGTGTGCCTCTTGTACAACGAAGAAGCTTGTTTAAATACTTCTAATGAATTTTGGCCACTGGGAATTAGCTCCAGGTGTTACACCTCAAGAAGGAGCATTTGGGTTCATATATGAAATCTGTAATACAGTAACTAATAAAAAATATATTGGCAAAAAACAATGCATTTCAAAACTTAAAAGAAAACCTCTCAAGGGACGCAAAAATAAAAGAATAGAGTTAAGAGAATCTGATTGGAAGGTGTATACAGGCTCTTCAAATGAATTAAATGCAGATATAGAGAAATATGGAAAAGATAAATTCCGTTTTACTATATTACACTTTTGCGGATCTAAATGGGAATTAGGCTATAGAGAAATTAAAGAACAAATACATCGCGATGTAATTCTTAGTCAAGAATATTATAATGGCATTCTTAATGTCCGAATTGGTACCCCGCCAAAAGATTTTAAAATTTAATTGACTGCTATATAAGTTCATCTATAATATGGGCGTGGGTTATATTAAAGACATAAAATCTCTTGATTACAAATTAATTGATATTCAGCGAGCGTTTACTGAGGAAATTGAGCCACACGTAACAGAGGATGTATTTAAATATAATCTAGAAAAAAATAACCGATTGCTGAGAAGGTTTATAGTCTATAGGGTTGTAAGTTTTATTTTAGATACATTAGGTAATAATGTTAGTTGTGGTAAGAAACTCTTGCTGTTCCTTCCTAAGGAACTACAAGCAGAGCATATAGGTGACAATCGGCTGTTTGTAATTAATTTATTCCGTAAACTGTCTGCAATTTTATCGCTAAGTATATATGCAGATGATATGGGGTTTATTGAATTTGCAGACCTATTAACAGCAGCAACTGGAGAAGGACGAGAGACTAGAGCTAGAGTTAATTTTGTATATGCACGTCATCTCAAGCGACCTGATCTTGTAAAATTAGATAAGTTTTTATTAAAAAACGGAATTCAAAAAATTCAAGGTGAATTGAATAGTAATTTCAAGGTAAAATTAGGGTTGTTCTTAACATAAATATCTTATAATGAAGTTTTTATTACAAATTATTGAAAAGTACAAGAAATTAGAAATTGATCCGCCACAATGGGTTATGGAGTATGTATCAAGTATACCTGGCGTGACCCCCTCTACATCTTCAACTCCATCTACCCCTTCAACTTCATCTGCTAGTCAAGCACCCAATCTTGGAAAAGTTATTGATGATACTCTCAAGGTACAACAAGACCCTGAACTTGCTAAGAAAAAGCTAGAACTAGATACAATTTACAAGCAAGTTGCTGATGCGCTGAAGAAGAAAGCTGAAGAAGCTACTGGCAAATTAAGACAAGCATCAACACAGATTCCTGCTACTACACCAACTGCTACTACACCAACAACAGTTCCATGAGATTTAACGATCTAATTGCAGCAAAATTCGGTAATTTGCTCGAGCAAACACCTGTACAGCCTGAAATTAATGTACCTGCGGCTGAAGCGCCTGTTGCTGCTCCACAAGCAGTCCCCGAGCCTCAAGTAGAGCCGCAGCAACAAAAACCTCTAACTCCTGAGGGTGAAGTCTTTTTAATTAATCTACTTAGGAAGGCACTATTCATGAACCCTGATGATATAGAGCTTAAGGTCCTAAAGGATTTACCCGATACTGATGAAAAAAATGCATCTGATGTGCTTAACAAAATTATTAAGTTGATGCAGATGGATGCTGTTAATTTAGATGTAAATACACAGACCAATACATAATAATATGAATAGGGACAATCATTTAATATTTGAAGCATTTATTAACAAACAAAGTGCCACAGGTGTGGACAAACCAGTAGATGCAAGAGATAATAATTCAGAAGATGCAGAACAACCAGTGGACGGTATTACCAAGCGCAGAGGTGAATTGGCTGGTAACATCATGGACATTGTGAGATACGGTATTCCAAGCAAAGAAGAGTTTATCAAGATCAGACAAGAACTGCATGACAAAACAAAAGAAATTTCAGACAGAGGCACCCCTGCAACAGAAGAAGAGAGACACCGGGGCAGGCAGTTGATAGGCATGATAAGATCCTACAGAGCCCAGCACCCCAATGATCCTGGTCCTTATGCAGAGAATGCAGAGAGTTCAGATGAAAGAAAAGAACGAGTGCAAAGGGGATGGGATATAAACAAAAAGAGATGGGCCAAATGGAAAATGCAGAATCCAGAAGCTGCTGCCAGGCATGCTGCAAAGAAAGCTGCTGGTAAAGAGGAGAATGCAGAAGAAGATAAACATAAAACGCTATAAAGCTTTAATAAATAATCTGTGTCGTATAAGAGTTTAAAAGAAGTATACTCCGAGAATGTTGTGGGTAAACCGGTCCCGCCATTACCTAGACAAAGCGTACGCTTGTTTATAAAAGAAGAAGATGAGGCTATAAAAGTCTATAAACAGGAAGCAGATGATCCCGCTACGCTGGAAGGTGAAGTAGATAAAGAATATTATGATGATGTTATTTCTCCAGCAATAACAAGGGGTGGTAATTATCAATTAGCAAAAATAGTAAAAGAAAGACTAATGAATACTGGTTGTTACACCAATAGAAACTACAATTTATTAGTAGACTTCTTACAAACACTTAATATTACATTAACAGAAGAAATCTTCAAAGAGTGTGAAAGACTTTTTTTAAGTAGATTAAACCAACCATTTATTTCATTTATAACCGTATTAGCTGAAGCCTTAAATGCTAACGGTCAGAATATCACAGCACAAAGTATTGCTAGCTATCCCGAGATTACTGAATTATATGATTTACTAGCAACAGATAAGGCGCCCAGAAAGGATCAGAGTAAAAATGCAGGTCCCGGGGAAGTTTTTATAGCTTTTTTTGCTAATGGAAAAAAACTTTCCTCTAGAGATGAAGCTTCATCTAGCGAGGAAACCTCAAAGGGCGATATAATGATAGGCGGGGTTAAGTTAGAGCTTAAAGCCTTGGACGGTAGATTAGGAATAAAGGAGAGTGGAGTGTATTATAAGAGGCCGAAAGAATATTTTGTAACTGCTCCTGATACACTATTGAACAAGATAAAGTACTTAGCATTTGGAGATTACAAATATGCAGAAGATGCGTTTAAGCCTTTTGAGTCAGAAGTCAATAGCATTATAGGTGACAGGACTAGTTTGTCGTTTGAGGAAGGTAGAAATATAGCCGGTGCAATAATTTTAAAAATATATTGTAATAAAAATAGACTAAACTGGTTTCTTGTTGTAGATAAAAGAACATCCTATTTAAATTGTGTTCCTGCACAAATAACAGATAATGAATCAATTTCAGAAATTTTAAATAAGATGAAAAATAGATTTTATGTATTGCCTGCTAATGGTGGTGCAAAGGTATTAATAGGTAAGAGCAAGTCATCTGATGGAATAGCAAAAGCCGCCAAACCAAAACAAGGAAAAATACCAGGAACGCCTGCTTCTTCTACAGTAGTGCCTGCCCCTATCCCTGCTGTAGCACAAGTTTCACAACCTCAACCTGTACAAGGGACGCCTGATGCTACCGTTTAAACAATTCTTAATTGAAGTAACTGGTACATCAATAGGTTTTTTCCCAGGAGCTTTTAAGCCACCACACAAAGGGCATTTTGATACTGCTAAACAAGCGGCTACTGATAACGACATAGCAGTTGTGTTGATTTCAGGTTCAGATCGAGATGGTATTACAACAGCAGATTCATATGAGATTTGGAATATGTACAAAGAATATCTTCCAAAAAATGTTTATATACATACTATTACTGGGTCTCCTGTGACTGCAATCTATCAGATTGTTGATATATTGAATAATGGTCAATTCTCACCAACGCCAAAAGTCACTAACCCATTGCCTGATGCTGATAAAATTGCAAAAATGTTACAAGGGTCACCTGCACCCTACACTATAAACCTATATGCAAGTCAAGAGGACTTAGTACGCTTTAATGCCTTTACCGGTCCTAATAAACAAATTTATGTAGGTAAAAATGTTTCCAAGATCGGTCACGGTAATATTTCTAGACTAGCTTCAGCTACACAGGCAAGAGAGGCCCTAAAAAATAAGGAAGAAGCAAAATTCTTTACTTTCTTACCAGATATTGCAATTCAAGGTAAGCAAGAAATTTATAGAAAGCTAGTAAAATGATTAGGTTTAAGACTTACATATTATCCGAAAACGAAATTCTTCTCGAAAAAGATACTTACTTTTCGCCACATCTTTCACACTTAGAAGATTTAGCTATAGAAGGTGGGAAAAATGGATTTAATAGTTTTCTTATACAAGCTACTAACATAATAAACAAATTAAAAGGATTTGAATCCGAGCAAGAGATTAACGCAAAAATTGATGGTGCCCCGTCAATTTTGTTTGGTGCCGATCCTCGTCCAGAAGCTAATAAACAATTTTTTGTAGCTTTAAAGTATGTAATAGATGAAAGTACTGATACACTTAAAGAAAATGCCAAGCTGTTGCATAGTGAGCAAGAAATAGATCAAAACTTTAGTGGTAAGCAAGAGCTTGCAACTAAGCTGAAGAGCTTGCTTTTAAATCTTAAACCAGCTTATGATAATAGTGGTAAGATCTATCAAGCTGACGTTCTCTTTACATCGTCTGCAGATAAAAGCAGAGTTAGAATAGAGAATGAAGAATATATTGCGTTTAAACCAAATACAATTATGTATACTGTACCTATTGACGATAAATCGCCGTTGTTTGCTAGTATTAATAGCAGCAATGTTGGTATTATAGTTCATGACTCGTTCACGGGGGTTATCAGTGACAATGGTAAGAGTATTAAATTAAAACCAGCTGGAAAGAACATATCGTCACTAATTAGTAGCAGCCAGGGTACTAAAGCTTTTATAAGAGGTAGTAACTACGGTGAGGTGGCTTTTGATATGTCAGACAAGATGGTGCATGATATAGAAAAAACAATTGCTGCAGCCACCAAGCATGTTAATAGCATTGATAATAAGTTTGATCAAGAATATGTTTCGTCTGCAAAAGGATCGATGGGCGGACAGATATTACCGCTGTTAAAAATTTATTTAAATAAACAGGTAGATTTAGAAGATAGTGGAATTTTTGGCGCCGCGAAGACGGGTGCCAAGTTTGATACAGCGCAGTTCTATGAGGGGTTTAAGGCATTCGTTAATGAGCGTATTAGTAAAGGTATTGAAGAATTAGGCGAGAAAGGCAGAGCAGCAAGAGAACAAAAAATTTCTAGTATAATGGACTTTCTTGATATGCATCGTAAGAGTTTTGAAAGTTTAATACACGCTACATACGAAATGGTTCGTGTAAAGTTTTTTATACTGCAAATACTTTCCCAGCTGGACACCAGATTAACATCCAATGCCTTCTATCAGCTACCTGATGGTTCTTATGCAAAAGCTAAAGATGAAGGGTATGTTTTATTTGTTGGTAATAATCAGGTTAAGATAGTAGATCGGGTAGACTTTACTAGAATGAACCGCCTAATGGGTGGCAGATTTTAATTTATTTTTCTTTATTTTCTTCGATTGTCTTGATAGCTTCAAGATTAAAAATTGTTTGACGCAATACTGTCTCAAGAACTTCTTTATTCTCGCCGTGTAGCATATCTCTGATTCTTGAAACAATCTTAAATTCATGTGCGTCGTTATCGGGTGCAAATTCACCTTGTTTCTTAAACTTATTATATTCTAAGTAATTTCTTACACCTTCAATATAACTTGCTGCTACTGTAATTTTACTAAAAACCCAGGGTTCGAGATCCTCACCATCTTTAATTAAATTGTATAATTGCTTTGAGGCGTTATGCATCTTATAAAGCTCGTTCTTTGCCATATCTGCATCTGTCTCTCCTGTGCCTGCGGTAGGTGTTTTTTCATCCCAGCCGTCTTCGCAGTCCTCACAAGCTTTATTGTCACTTATCTTTAAGACTGTTGGTGTATTGTTCGATGGAGCCATTGCTGTAGATTCTGGCCCAGGTCCAAGGTTTAATTCATTTACAACAACTTCGTTATAAGCTTCAGAAATTTTAATAAGCTCGTTTTTCTTACTCATTTTATATATTTATACTACTAAATACTTAATATGCGTAGTTTTAAAGAATTTTTTTATGAACAAATACTGGGATCGACAGAAGGTATTACTATTCAACATGTTGGAAATGTACGAGCTACTGTAGACACAGGCAATAGCGGGTATAACGTTCTACATGCAATAGTATTAAAAGATGCCAAGCCTGGTCATGTAAAGTTTAAAACTATTGGTGATAAAGTATTAGAACTTCCCATCAAGGATAGCATCACAGTTTCAGGTAATAATAATGTTAACGATAGAGTTGTTGTTGAACTAGACTGCAGTATTGGTAAAGAGCAATTCAATAAAACTCCCTTCAGTCTTGCTGATAGAAGTAACCAAGATAATCCTGTTTTACTTTGTAAGGATTTTATTAAGCAAAATGGTGGCGTTGTTAACGTCAATATTAACAATAACCTTACCTCTTAAGTTCGATTAGATTGAGAGAACTCTACAAACTTATAAAACTCTGCTCGCGAATTATCATCATTATCTAGAAATGCACCAGACATTCTAGCAGTACGCATAGTTGAATCATGTCTAATGCCTCTGTTCGAACAACATGTATGAGCTGCCTCAATCATAACTGCAACACCATTATTCTTTTCACAAACCTTATCAATATAGGCATGAATTTGCATTGTGAGGTTTTCTTGTACTTGTGGTCTGCGGGCAAACCAATCTACAATTCTATTCAACTTGCTTAGTCCAATAACCTTACCACCCGTTGAAGGTATGTAAGCAACATGGGCATGACCGGTAAACGGTGCATGATGATGTGAACACAACGACGTTAGCTTAATATTATTCTGACATACCATACCATCATAATGGTCAACATTATCGAACGCAGTTACTTTGGGGGGATTACTATAACATCCCCAAGCAAAATCTTCAACAAACGCTTTCGCAACTCTATGCGGTGTATTAGAACTATTAGGATCATTTCTCCAATCGTATCCTAAAGCATCCATATAGGCTTCATAAGCTTTAGCAGCGTTTTCTATGATTTGCGCTGTCTCTTCTTTGGTATGTGGGTAGTTATGATTAGCAAAAGCAAACTTGTTCTTATTAGACATATAAGTTATTATAGTAATAAACTTCATTAATCAAGATAAATAATATATGCTTTTGAATAAACTTATTGAGAATACACTCAGAAACACTAAGCTCAAGAGAGTTAGAATAAAGGTAGATCCTTCCGAACTACCAGTTTTTGGATATGAGAATGTAGCTCACTTTGAGGGGTATGTATTGGAGGAATGCGGTACAACTGTAAGTGTATACATAGTAAATGTCCCTCCAAATGTTAGCCCCATACAGCAAGTTGGTGCATCTCAAATAGAGCCTGTGGATGAGCCAACAATAAATCCATCCTTTCAGAACTTAAAGCGAAACCTCCTATCTGCACTTATAAAAGCCGGTCATGGTTCCGAAAGCCCTGTTTATAATCAAATTAAAGCAAGCAATAATCCAGAGTTTATTGAAACGTTCTTAAAGCAGGCAAGTATCGATCCTGAAGCACTTTTGAATGCCACATTTACAGAGGCAGCTACACTCTCTGCTTCAAATGCACAACCCACAGAAACACAAGGTGATGATTTAGATGAAATTTTTGGTCGTAAGCAAAGTAGGGCTAGAAGTATCCTTAAAAGTCTAGAAAATGGTGGCACTATATCCAAGGGCATAGGCATGGTAGCTTCAGCAATTGACACTGCTTCTGAGCTGGCTCTAGGTAAGCGCAATATAGTTGCGCGTCTCTCCTCATTCTTAAAAACCTTAAACGTTCAAGATCTTATAGATCTTAAGTCCTTGAAGCTACGTTCAAACGAATACTCACATATACCATATAAAGGTAATACTGTATACTTTACAGGTCTTCCTAAGTTGTCGTACAATCAGGGACCTGTAAATTATCAGTTAAAAGGTAGTGTTGCTTCTGCTAATTATTCTGCAGAAGGTATCAAATATATTGTTTCAGACATTAACCCGAGCTATCCAAAGCTAGACAAAATAATGTTAGACTTTTCGGTGCTTGACAACCCACGTAAAACAGGTAAAGCTATCTTTATTATTGATGGGCAAAAGCGATATAGTACCGCACAAATAACATTAACTGAGGATATCTGGTTTGTAAAAATACTCAAATATAATGTGGCAGATAAAACTCCGGAGAGTAGCAAAGGCTTAATACATGCTGTGCGTGCAAAGCGTCTCTTGAAGGATCTATTAGAAGGGTCATATCAAGAAGCTGAGAAGTTACCACAATTTAGTGATATTCTTATGGGATTTGCACAAGATCTTAAGGGGTACGATAAATCAAAACTGGCTGATGTGATTGCTTTTTTCGAAGAATTGAAGAAAGAACCTGATTTTGCCGGAAAATCTGTTGCTGAAAAACTAAATAAATTGAAGGTTGTAATAAAAATAATAAAAGAGGAAATATAATGCCATCAAAAACAGAAAAACAAAAAAGATTTTTTGGTGCCGTTATGGGTGCTAAAGAGGGCAAAGCAAAAGTAACTGGGGCAGCAAAGAAAGCAGCTGCTAAGATGCCAGAAAAAAAGATTAAAGAGTTTCTCAAGAAAGAAAGTTTTGATGAAACTGTTAATAATTTCCTTGAGAAGTTTTTTAGAGAAGGAATGACAGTAGAGAGTCATTGTAAGTATGCTAAAGACGGTTGTGATTGCAGTGGTTGTGAAGAGTGTAAAGAAAATAAATTAAATCCTTAATACAAAAAATTAGTTGAGAATCAGCTAATATACATTATAATGTAGGTATGGAATATCAAAGTACTAAAATTATTGAACTTGGGAGTTGTGCATTTCGTCAATGGAAGGCAGACAGTCACTGCAAGTTTATTCATGGCTACAGATTGGTTGCAAAGTTTTGGTTTGCATGTGACCGTCTGGATGATAGAAATTGGGTTGTGGATTTTGGTGGGCTCAAGGAGCTTAAGCAGGTTCTGGAGAAACAGTTCGACCATACATTTTGTGTATCGGCAGATGATCCTCAGCTTGAGTTATTCAAACAACTGGATATTGCAGGTGTTTGTGATTTGAGAGTCATGCAGCGGGGCGTGGGCATCGAGAGAACAGCCGAATGGTGTTTTGATGTGGCCGATGGGCATGTGAGAGGCATTACAAGTAACAGATGCTGGGTGGAGAGAGTTGAGGTGTGGGAGCATGATAAGAACTCTGCAATTGTTAGTTATGGTACCACACATATGAACACACCAGCTGCACCTAATGACAAACAGAAAGTTGTAGCTGAGCAGTATGAACTTAATTTTACTTCTCAGACACAGCCTGTTGCTAATGTTGTAGCAGCACCATCACCTGAAATACAGAAAGCTGCAGATAAAGAACATGGTGCTGCTGTTGGCAATAAAGTATCTTCTGGTTGGGGAAACCCATACAGCGGCACAAGCTGGGGTGCTTAATCCTTATTAGTTCTTATTTTTATTGTTGATATTACTTTAACAATAAACTTCAATAGCTTGCTCCTGGTAATATCTTCTTCAGTAAGATGAAACGCGTTAATGCCATTTGCATGACTGTCCTCTGTATCAAAAGCATTCATCATTTTCTCAAACCCAGATTTGCCAAAGATATCTGATTGCAGTGTGTCTCCAATGACAAACAATTTACAGTTTTTTCCAAAACGTGTTAATATGGTCACCAATTCACTGTGTTCTAAGTTTTGAGCCTCATCCACAATGACCACGCTATTTGTAAAGGTTGAACCTCTCAAGAAATTAACTGGAACACACTTCATGTAATTGCTATCAAATAGCATGTTAGTTACTTGTTTGCCAACAAGTTCATCACATTTTTCAACCAACGGAATGCTCCATGGTTTGAACTTTTCATCGACTTCACCTGGTAAACTGCCCAATTTTCTGGTAGCGGATTCCACAATACTTCTTATGTACACAATTTCGTCTATTTTCTTTTCTTTGAGCATTGTTAGTGCAACGAACACAGCACAATAGGTTTTTGATGAACCTGCAGGACCATCACAAAAAATGATTTGCGAAGTGTCATCCATGGCTCTGTCTACCAAAGCTTTGTGTCTCTCGTTGAAATGGAACTTTTGATCTATTTTAAAGTTGAGAAAGATGTCTGTTCTTATGATACCATCTTGATCTTTTGCAAGTCTATTGGCCTTCTTGAGTGCCCTGTCTTTTTTCGACATCTGTAATATTTATGTCTTGATTTCAACTTAAGTTATATTATTATATATTGATATGCAAGATTCTACAATATTCTTAAGTGATGATAAGATTTTTTATACAATTGAGGGTGAAGGCGAGTTTGCAGGCATTCCATCTGTTTTCATGCGGCTTTCAATGTGCAATTTGACATGTCAGGGATTTAAATCAGCCGATGCTCCCTATGGATGTGATAGTTTTGTGAGTTGGTCTGTTAAAAACAAATATACAGTTAATGAGATTCTTGATTATTTGAAGGAAAAGGGGTATGACAAACGGTTAACTGGTGGTGCAATATGGAAGCTCACAGGGGGTGAGCCTCTCATTCAACAGAACAAACTTTTGGATTTAGTGGAAGCTTTTGTGGAACGTCATGGTGTTACCCCCATCATTGATTTTGAGACTAACGCAACAATTATGCCACGTGAAGAGTGGGTTAATAAGTACAAAGCCACCTTCACAACTTCACCCAAGCTTGCCAATAATGGTGATGCAGCAGATAAGAGATATAAGCCTGAGGTGTTGAATTGGCATGCAAGAAACGGGTCTGGGTTCAAATTTGTCATCAGCAAGCAAGAGGATTTGGATGAAGTGTTTTCTAACTACATAGATGCTCCTGACATCAGAGTGCCCCGCAATAGAGTGTGGTTGATGCCATGTTGTGGTAGCCGTGCTGAGTTAACTGAAAAAGCAGCCATGGTTGCTGAATTATGCAAGGAGCATATGTTTAATTTTAGCCCTCGATTACAGCTTGTTATTTGGGATAAAGCTCTAAAGGTATAGTTGATTAGTTTAACCTGAGATATAAACATACACATGAACGTAACAATTGATGTACAAATTACTGGTCAAAATGGTGGTGTTGAGTCTTACAGAGTCCTTCTCAATCAAGATGATCTGACGGGCATTATTAAGACAGAAGGTTTTGACGCTGGTAATAAAGCTCTAGAGGGGTTTGTTCAGAAATTCTTAACACAATTTCGTGAAAAGCTCTCGTCTGTTCTTAATCGCTAATTGATAAATAATTAGTGCTTAATAATAGATTTGAGAATAAAATAAACCAACTACTACACGAGTTTTTAATAGCTGCACCTGTGGTCGTACCTGCTGCAGCTGCAGCCGCCCCCGCCATAAGTAGTATTATTACCGGGCTCTTAGCGCCGCTGATCACACTAGGTGGTGCACTTGCAATACATCATGGTATAACATCTAAGCAGTCTGCACCAACAGTACAACCACAGACTTCGCCGGATAGTGCACCGAGCAAGCAGAAGATGCTACCCGGCACACTTGCTCCTACAGCAGAGCCAGAAAAAAAAGATATTAAAATGCTACCTGGCACAATTGCCCCCAGACCTGCATCAGATCAAAAGACTGTTGTACCATCACCGCAAAGCCAGACGGCATCTACAACGGATGAAGGTGGTCAGTCTGTACCTGAGATATCTGCTGCTAAAACAAAGCAACCTACAACAACAGCTGTGACGCCACCCGTGCAAAATACAGTTGATGCAACAGCAACAGGCAGTCAAGTAAGTCCTAAATATGTGCCGCCAATACCCTCTTTTAAGGATTATTCTAAACAATATAAGAAGGGTAGTGTTGAGTATGGTCAACCAACAGATATTCCTCTTGGCGTAAATGCAGGACCAGGTGGTATATATTCTCAAGGCTATGGTCCAACTGCTTATACAGACACATCAAATACAGCTCCTATGGATGTAGTGAAACAGGTGTTCACCGGGCAAACACCGCAAGCGACACAGGGAGTACCACAGACCCCAGAGGATTTAGAAAATGCTCCGCAAGTAATAAAGAATAGATATCAAGACAGAATGACTCAAAAATCTAACAAAGAAACAAAAGCATTTGGCGGTGTAGCGAATCTTTTTAATCGTTGATAATTACTATAAATCCTATAAAATAAGGTATGCGAATAGCTTTTAGTGGTGCTGCTTGTACAGGTAAAACAACTACTTTAAATACTTTTCTTCAGAAATGGACAGGGTACAAAACACCTCAAGAGACTTATAGATCTTTAATTTCGGAAAATAATCACAGCAAAAAAACAGATAAAAAATTACAAAAAGCTATTCTTGAGTTTATGCTTAATCAGCAAAAACAGTATACCGCTCACGATAAAGTGGCGTTTGATAGATGTGGTTTAGATAATATAGTCTATACGATTTGGGCACTTGATAAAGGTAAGAAAGGATTTACTGATGCATTTACTAATGAGTGTATCGAGTTAGTAAAGGAAAGCATGAGACATTTGGATATTATTTTCTGGTGTTCAAGAGATTTAATGGGACCGGCAGAGAATAATAATGTAAGAGAGACTGATCCCACTTATATTTCTGAAACAGATAATATCTTTAGAGCGATTTATGGTCAATTACAAACAAGTGGGGTCTCACCATTTTTTCCACCTAACGATAGTCCAGCACTAATTGAATTGAAAGGTGGTTTGGATGAACGACTCAATCTTGTGTCAATGTATGTTAATGAAGATGGTAACATGTATGGTGAAGAGCAGAGTTTGGTGAATATGGATGAGATAGCCAAGATGGAAGCTTTATTAAGAGAGCAACAAGGATTGGCTTCCAAAGAAAAGGGTATTTTATAATAAATAATAGATGCTATATGACAAAACATACAATCTATTAATGGAGAATTTTAGATCCATCAAGACTGTTAGTCGATTGTTTTACCCAAGAAATTTCTCTTTGTCAGACGAATTCATTAAAGCATTCAACAAGGAATACAGCCGGTTGAAATCCATGCAGATTGATGATAAAAGAATTCTGCACAAAATGACTCGTGCATTACCTTTTCACAAAGATAATAATTAATACTCAACCATAACCAAGCCGCTACCACCTGCTCCACCTCCACCGGATGCTCCGTTACCACCCCCGCCACCTGCACCAGTGCCAGTAGCACCGTTTGCACCTATCCCACCACTACCTAGACCACCACGACCACCTCCCATACCTAAATAACCCTGGGCACCACTGCCACCACTTGACGATGCAGTACCGGCGCCCCCTACACCATTTTCCCCAGCTGAACCAACAGCATTATAATCACCATTTGTACCTATAGTGCCGCCTGGCCCACCTGCAACTACATTACTGACTGATGCACTACCAGCTCCGCCGGCACTTCCACCTACGCCAGTAACAGTTGTCGAACCAAGCACAAAGGTAGAATTATTGCCGCTAGTATTTGAGCCGCCGCCTGCACCAACAGCATATGTAAATGAACCGGAAACATTAGTAAAGTACTTTATTGCTATACTTCCGGAACCACCACCACCACCTGCTGACCCTGCGGTACTGGTTGCAGCACCACCTCCACCCCCACCACCAACAACAGTTACTTTTAAATTCTTAGCACCTGAAGGTATAGCTACCGTACCAGTGCCGCTACTATAAACCAATGCTGCAGTAAATCCAGACGGCTTGCTATCTAAATCTGCACTTAAAGAAACGACTTGAGTGCTAACTGTAGCAAAAGCAGTATAAAAACTAACATTGTTAGGTCCGACAACAAAATTTCTAAAATCAATTATATTTGTACCGTTTTCTGTCTCAGTTATAAGATAATCACCATTGACTATCTCCTCAACTTGATTTAGTTCTTTAATATTAACATTATTAAATGTTGGCATATATCCTTTATTTATATGCTATAACGCAGTTGCAATACAAGTATTTTTATTTAAAATATTGTTGTGATAGGTGTAGGAATAATAACGTGTAATAGACCGCATTTCTTTGTAAAATGTTTTAGAGCAATACCTAAGAATGTAGAGTTAGTTGCAATAAATGATGGGGCTAACTTTGAAGATTGGACTAAACTATTGAATGAAAAACCGTTTCACTATATTCATAATGAGATTAACCTGGGTGTAGGTAAATCTAAGAACAAGGCGTTGAGATATCTCATTGAAAAGGGTTGTACAGATTTATTCTTAATTGAAGATGATATAATAGTAAAGAATGAAGGTGTATTTGAAGAATACATCAGGGCAAAAGATATTACTGGTATTCAGCATTTTAATTTTGGTTATCACGGTCCAGCAAATAAAGACGGAGTATCTGGTGGTCCACCAAAGCCTCGTTATGTAATTGATTATGGGGAAATTAAGATAGCTTTTAACAGACATAGTGTAGGGGCATTTTGTTATTACAGTAGACAGGCTATTGAAAAGGTTGGCTATATTGATGAGGATTATACTAATGCTTTCGAACATGTAGATCACGATTACAGAGTTTTTAAGGCTGGTATGGGTGGCCCGTATTGGCATTTTCCAGATATTTCCAATAGTACAGAGTACCTCGATGAAATAGAATGCTCAGAAAAGAGTAGCGCGATTAGACCTAGAGATGATTGGAGAAAAAATATTGAGCAAGGCGTTACACTATTCAAACAAAAGCATGGCTATTTACCAGCATGGCAAGGTTGTGTACCTGATATGGATGACAAAAAGGTAAAAAGGGTGTTGAAGGATATACAGCGATTTCACGCTAAAAGGGATTAATTATCTACAGTTTTATGCCACAAAATAAAAAAATAGCATTTGGAGTTAATTTATTTGGAAAATCTATACGCTCGGATCTATGTATTGAGTCTTTAGTTAAGCTAAAAGAAAAATTTCCTGATATTATAGATTTATATAATATACAATTCGAAGATAGAGCTATAGTGGGCAGAGAGCACCTCGCATTTAAAACGCTATATGTACTCAAAGAATCTAATAAAACTCATGTTCCTGCCTCAGAAAGAACTATTCCTTTGATGCGTGAAATTTTTGATAGGTTGGCTGAATTAAATTATGAGTATTTTGCTTTTACCAATGATGATATAATAGTGTCTGATCGATTGATAAAGTTTTTTCAAGAAACAGATTATGACACATGGCCTGTAAGCAGGTTAGCAATCGATCCGGTTTCTACTCTTTCCGATCCAATTACTGGTGATCATTATCAAGTAGCAGGGTTTGATACTTTTATTATAAAAACAAGTTGGTGGAAACAGCATTCACAAAAATTTCCCAATTACATATTAGGTCACCCGTGTTGGGATGTTCATTATGCAACACTTTGCTTAAGACATGGCAATTCAAGATTTTGTAATGACTGGCCGCCACCTACATTTCATATTAAGCATGATGGCGGTACACAATACTCTTCTGCTGATCTAGATTATAATAATAGCTTATATTGGCAGCCTTGTAAGTTTGATGTGGATATGTGGCACAACTACTTGTTTAATGTGCTACTAGTTCGGCCTGGACAAAATTATTGGCAGCCGCATCCTAACGAAGCAGAGCTAGAGAAATTGTATTTTAATGATGAGTGGTTTAAGAATAATTACTGGTCGTATGAAGAGTTTCAGCGTAAGCTGGCTGCGCAGTATTTACAAGCTACTGGTTATTACCAGTAAGTACCATCTTCGACAAGTTTATACCCTTCGGGAGTTTCTTCTGCGGATGGTCTTGTCCAGAAGTCATTATAAAAATGGTTAAATATCTTCATCTGTTCCCATCTCTTGCCCTTGATACCAAACATAAGCTGCAGTGAGCCACCTAAGTGAATAGCCTGCTTGTTAATTTGTTTAGCAAATGATGTCAATGGTAAAGAAGATGCACCGGTTCCAATTAACGCCACATCAAACTCAACACTAGACATTTGCTGTTTAATATCATCAACCATCTCTTTCCAAGTACTATACTTATTTTTATTACCAGAAATTGCTTTGCTCGTTGGGTGGTAGATTGTTTTTAGGTTAAACTCTGGTAAAACTTTGGAATTAGCCCATATATTCTCTCGTTGCTCAAACTGCTTTTTGATAGTTTCAACAAACGGGCTTATAACTAAAACATTCTTTCCTTCAAGAGTGCTACTCCAGGGAATTCCGCTATAAAAAGGTTCAAGCGATTGTAGATCAACCAAAACACTATTGGGGTTACGGCTCTTAATAAAGCGAAGCTCAAAATCTCCTAGACCTCTATTCCATGGAGATATTATGTCCGTATTGGCAACAGCATCAGAGAGTTGTTCTGCAAAGTAAATCCTTGCTTCTTCCGTTTGTGGAAATACACCTGCATTGATAAAGATTTCACGCTCAATAGTTGGGTTCCAAATAATTGGATTTTGGTTATGGTGCTTTGCATGGAAATAGTTGTATGCACACATTAATTCTGCATTACCAATTTTACCTATACAGAAAGGGTCCTTACTTTTAAACTTCTCCAGAATTTCAACAGCACCATCTAAAAACCCTAAAACATTAAAACTCATATAGTATATTAAGATATAGTCTGTTGAAATCCATTGGATGTATAATAAAATTATAACATGAAGAAAGTACTCGTAAGCTACGCTACTCCGAATTATTATTTGAGCCAACAATACTTGGTAGCCTCATCAAAACAGTTCTTTAATGCACACGCTTCATATACCCCAGAATTAATTGATGAGGCGTTTATAGAGAAAAATAAACATATTTTTACCCTTTCAAGAGGTGGTGGTTACTGGTTATGGAAGCCATATATTATACAGAAAGTACTCTCAATGCTTTCGGAAGGAGATTTTTTGTTTTATATAGATAGTGGTAACCTTATTACAGGTGATATTAACTCTTTATTTGATATTTGTACTCGTGATAGCCGTGGTATATTATTTTTCGATAATAGAGATGGATGTCCCGAGGGCGGTACATGGAAAAATGATATGTGGACTAAGTTTGATTGCTTTGAAGTGATGAAATGTAATACAGAAGAATATATTAACGGGAATCAAATTGATGGATCCTATGTTTTAGTACAAAAAAATAAGTTTTCTGTTGATTTCTTCAACGAGTATCTCACGTGGTGTGAAACAGGAACTATTATTACAGATGAGCCAAGTATACTGGGTAAAGATTATCCGGCGTTTCGACAGCACCGACATGATCAATCTATTTTATCGTTAATGGCCATAAAGTACAAATTACCTATATCTCGGGAGCCTTCGGAGTGGGGAAACCATCTAATAAATGAAAAATCTGAATATGGTCAGTTATTCATGCACCACAGGGGCGTTCTTGCTCGTTGTGGAGACGTCCTTGACAAATATAAAGTTCAATTCGAATGAGTAACCTGGTATACGTTTTTCTTAATAGTCAATTTAATAGCAACGTAAGTGATAAGAAAACTTACAGTTACCCCTGTCTTCCTGATTATTATCTTAAAACTATAGAGTATAATTCAAAGAACTTTAATAATAGTTATTTCCTATTACAACAGAGTGAGATTGACAAAATTAAGAACCGTGTACCTTCAAATATTAATCTTATTTCTATTGAAGAGAGTGTTCTCTGTACGGATGAATTTAAAGTTATATTACAATTATTAGAATCTCTTTGGCCTCGCTACAAAAATGAAGTCTTTTTATATCACGCATTTATGCGCTTAATAATTCTAGGCATTTTTGTAGAAAAGAATAACCTAGAAAATGTAGTACATTTAGAGGCTGATAATCTTGTTTACTCAAATAATCTCGCACAATTCAGCTCTGTATTCAACGAAGGTGAGTTCGGTTATAGTGTTGTTTCACCGTTTGTTGCTGCACCTGGAATTCTATACTTTAGAGACAGTAGGGCAGGTAATAATTTTATTAATAGAATTGTAAAGCTTCTTATAAAAGGAGAAGCTGCTATAAAGCAAGCAACAGGGGTTCATTTTGATTACATTACAGATATGAATTTTCTTGACGTAATTGCGCGTGGACAAAAGTTTTTTAAATTGTTACCCAGTCTACCTTTTGGTGAACAATCACAAAATTTTGGCCAATTTAATATGCTGTTTGACCCTGCTTCTTATGGTCAATTCTTAGGGGGTACTAATAATGGTCATCCGCAAGGTTATACTGAACCAGCCCATTTTATTGGTTCACAGATTATTTCAAAACAAATTGAAGTTGTGTTTGATAAAAAACCGTTTGTTATCTATGAAGGTAAGCAGGTTCCTTTATATAATCTACACTTACATAACAAACAAGTTATAGAGAAGTTTCTCCATGAATAGTGAAAATATTATTACTTCGGATAAATTTCTAGAATTATCAACAAATTATATATCAAGGCAAAAGACCCACATTGATATTACACCAGAAAAAAATATATTCTTTGTTAAAACAGATTTTTTGGAGTTTTTTGCTACCAATATATTGCCAAAAATTTATTACCCATTTACTCTCATTACTCACGAATCAGATTATCAAATACCAGGTAACTATGAACATATTTTAAATAACCCATTTCTTAAGAAATGGTATGGAATGAATGTACACATATTGCATGAAAAGATTCAAGCAATACCAATTGGATTAGCTAACGCAGAATGGCCACACGGCAATATAGATGCTCTTGTGCGTGTTCTCAGAAAAGACACACCCAAAACTAAATTAGTGTACTGCAATTATAAGATTGAAACGAATACTACCGAGCGTATGAAGGCGCTTAAAATGCTAAAAGGGTGTGATTTTATTGATTTTGATTTTAATTTACACTCCTTTGAGGAATATATCGAAAAGCTTAGCAGCTACAAGTATGTAATATCACCACCAGGTAATAGCATTGACTGTCATAGAGTTTGGGAATCTATCTATGTTAAAACAGTTCCTATCTGTCTTAAGAGTCTACCGATGGTATATTTTAAGAATTGTCCAATACTCTTTATCAATGACTGGTCGCAGATAACAGAAACTTTTTTACAAGAAAATTACAATAAATCAATTGCTAAAAGTACAGAGTTAGCAGATTTTCTTTTCTATGAAAACTTGTTACTTAACAGCTAGTAAGTCTTTGGTGTAGTCGTTAAGACAGTCTTTCCAATCACGCATATAGTTCTGCTTTAACGAGTTAAGTTTAAAGTTTATTAATGCTTCAGAATATGGGCGCTCGGCAAAATATTCTTTGCTAAAATAATCTGATGTTGTGGGTGTTACGATAATGCTTGGGTCAACAAGATTGCAAAAGTGTTTTGCTACATCAAAGCGGCTACAATCGCCACCGCAGACTAAGTGATATAACCCTGGTAGTAATCCGGATTGAGCGTATCGTATAATGTTTAGTGAAAATTCATTAGTATATGTTGGAGTGCCTAATTTATCGGTAACAGCAAAAATTTCTTTTTTACCTTCAAGAATTTGATTGTATATCTTTTTAATAAATTTTTTATCTTTTTGCAAGCTACCCATCATCCAGCCAGCTCGAAAAATATATGCATTTTTATATCTTAATACAGCTTTTTCGCCTTCGAACTTACTCTTACCATAGATACTAAGCGGCACGGGAGTATCATACTCAGTATAAGCGTTTTGTTTGCCGTCAAAAATACCTGCTGTCGAAATATGAATAAGAGGCTTATCTTTTTTTCTAGCTATATGAGTAACGATATCGGCACCGAGAGCATTTGTACTGTAGGTTTGGTCTTTATGGGTTTCGCAATACTCTAGATCTGTGAGTGCTGCAAAATTAACTATTATATCAGGGTTAAAGGTTTCTATACTCTTATTACAGAAATTATAATCGGTAATATCGCCATACTTTAACCATTTTTCGTTTACATCTATATCATAAGCATCTATAGAACATGTATTAGAAAAATTATTGTAAAATGCTTTACCGAGCATTCCACCACAACCAATAATCCAAATCTTATAGTTCATAAAATAGTATTAAACTCTTCATTTAATTCAATAAGAATTTCTTGACGACGGCGCTGCAAGCATTCACATTTTTCACCACCAGCTCTACGGTCTTCAAGAGGTATAATAGTGTTATTGGATATATTATGATTTTGCATCCATGTAATCCAAAGCTCTGTCAACTCCGCTATTAAGTCAACTATTTTATTTGGAATTATAGTAAGTTTTGACATTTTTGACGTGAGTATTTTGCTCGGCTTCATTTATTACGTTAGTAATCTTTTCATCAAGAAACCGTATAATAATACCTCTATTCTCGTTTAATACATTCATCTTATTTTCATTTTGAACGTATTCTTCATCAGATATAGACTTATTATGTATCTTCTCCCTGCTAGTAAAGATTTTTATATTTTCAATTATAAGCTTATCAATTAACTCAGCTATACTGTATAAATTTGCCATTATATTATCTCTTTTATCTTATCAAATAAAGCATGAGTTGTGCTCACAACTGTAGTCTTGCAAACTAGGTCTTTAAACAGTATTGCTTCACCTGCATTGTTACGATTAATAATAATATAATTCATTTTACTATTTTTAAGGTTTGGTTTAACCCAAGTAGATATTACTGTTGCGTTACTCGGGCCACAGATAATGTTGCAATTTATACTAACTCTAGCGGTCTTAAAGAGATCAGGTTCTCCATAATAATCGCGTAAATTTATAACTCTAGGATGCCTAACAACGCTTGGCTGACTGGTGTAAATGACAACATGCTCGTTATTTTTAAGTTCGTCAATAAAGGGTGAAAAGTTGGCGTTATCCGATTGACCAGATGTAGCCATTTGATTGAAAATAAGAATTTTTTTATAATTTAAATCATTTATAAAAGGTATGGAGTTTAAGTCAAAATTTTCATCATATAAGTCCATCAAATATTCGTTTTTATTCTTCCACATGTGACTCAGGTCAAATGTTGTATTGTGAGTAGCATTGATGTTGCTCACAACTTGTTGAAAACATTTTAAATGCAAATCGTAATTATAGATAATACCATCCTCGTTACGAATATCTTTTGTGAACTCAATGCCTTTGACAGAGTCAGAAGGTTGCACACATGGGGGTGCAAACCATGTATTAATATACAGTACCCGATCTACTACTTTAAACTCCACAGATCTTTCTGATTCGCCTTGACCAATAGGTATACTGTTAATATCAATATGCTCTTCAACTATATCCTTTATATAATGATGGTTGTAGTAATTGGCAATTGCAGTTTTTTTACTAGGAAACTGCTTTAACAGCTCTTTCATAAATATTTTGGCAATCAAAGTGTCACCTAGGTGACCGTGATTAAAGAATACTACTTTATCAAATGAATCAATAAAACTAATGTGTCCCATCTTTAATTTAAGAATATTAGTCAGTTATGCAACAGGCGGCTGCAAGTTCTCTCTACCACTATGGCTTTGTGGTTTTTTATATAGCTTTTTAAAGTCTATAAAACTCTTATCGCTAGAATTGCAACGATGATACATTTTATACACTTTTTCTGTAGTTTTAATTTTTTCAATTATGTATGAAATACATGTATCAATAATATGAAATTCGGAACAATTTTCAAAAACTTTACACCAGTCAAATACCTCATAGCCATCAAATTGTTGTACCTTAATTATTTTTTTATCTGTTGGGTGAGGAATGATCCATTTACTTTCATGACCAGGTGATCCAATAATATCGTTTGTTACAATATATTCTTCATTTCTTTAAGTTG